CCACAAGGGAGTATAAAGATCAATATATAGGGTTGGCATGTTGCAATAATATAAGTATTTGCAGCCGTAATGTTAACGGCGTTCCTTGGAGTTTCAAGCGTAAAATAACAGTTAGACCCCCACGAAATAATACTATCATATATCTGTAAGAGATTGGCTTCCCATGTGGCAGATGAAATACCATACTGAATATCATTACCGGCCAACCCGCCAATGATCCAGTTTCTGCAATTGAGTGCATGCATTTCTTGCAAACGCCCAGGAAGTAAAATGGAACTTGTAAAATCAGCCGAACCTGCTGATACTACCGCACCGATGTTTCTAGCCCACGTATTTGAAATCGAACCAGCATAACCCCCCTCGGTAATGCTATAGCCAACGACTCCGATATTTTGATTCTTTGGGAGATTGCTTGAATATGTCAGTCGATTTACAAGATAGGTTCCATTACCGCATTGAAATGTTGCCTGTCCTGTATTGTCAATGTACAAAGGTGACCCATATACAAATGTGTTTGGAACGCTAACGGATATCGTATTGCTGGTCGTTCTGTCCGTTGCTTGCGCTGTGATGACCTGATAATTGTTGATAATAATCACTGTCAGGCTATCCCCAGTCGTAGCCGAAGATGGGAGCGTCGCAGTCGATGGAATGATTGTAGTCGTCCCATTCTGGTTAGTTAATAATTCTATTTTTCTAGTAGTCGTGTTAAAGCGCGCCATTATGCTAGAAACAGAATGAGTATTGACGCTTATCAATCCGACAGTCGCTCCACTGTCGCCAGAATTGGTTGCCTTTATTACATAGTTTGCAGCCCAATTTTGTTGATCTAGGCAAGTATTTGTAGGCAATCGGACATAAACCGTTCCATTATTATCCCCCTCAACAAGTTGTATTTGATTCGACGGCACCGTCACTCCACTACCGCTTTGCTGAAGATATCCAAGAGGGCTATTCCACGTTAAGCTATCGTAAAGAACCCCTAATACTCCGTTATTGGTAGTATCTACAAACGCCAGATTATTTTGCCGTGTAGTATCTGTTCCAAGGATTGATATGCCTTGGTTCTTGGTATATAACTGCGTTAGACCGCCGCCCCCAGAAGGAACTGGAAGTTTATACAACTGTCCTGCAAGGGTTTCGATCATTACGCTATCCGTTGAAAGGGCTGTTGATTTACTGGGCAGGCCGGTGATCAGAAAAGGATAGCCAGCTGTCGGAATAGTATCCGGCTGGAAAAATGGATTGCCCCCCATTTTAAAACTGTCCAGGTGCGTTCCTACAGACGCAAGCCCCTGCACCGGCCAGAATGCCGTCGGGTAATTCGACAGCAGCGTCACCAGCTGCGCAATAGTTATATCCTGCTCGTTTGCCGTCCCGCTCGTAGGATTGCCCTTTATCGTACTGTCTGGGGCTTGGGCGAGCAGCGTATTGGTAACAGCATTCGTCGCTATGGCGGGGGCGGCATCGGAACGCATGAAAGTGCTGGCCGAACCATTGACCACGCTCCCGCTGATTGTCTGGGTGGGATTTGCACCGGCCACGCCAGAAGGCAATGCAGTATATCCTTTAGCACCGCTGCTATTGGTGCCGTAATAATACGAATTACCTGGAGTCGCCAAATCTCCGACCAATTGCACCGGACTTCCCGGCGTCCCCGCTCCTGTGACTGAAAATTGTGTGGAAATAGAGCTGAGTTTTGGAGCGAGTCCTGCCGCGAGTTGCGTCGGTGTCACATACTTGACCGTGCTGTCCGCCTGGATAATGAGTAGGGAAACGAATGTGTTGCCCGAGGAGGTGGCATAATACAAACTATCGTTGCTGATTAAAATGGCCGTCACCGTCCCTGAGCCGCCCCCACCGCTCCCCGTGTCGATTCGAGACCAAGCCGAGTCATTTGGATGATACCAGTAAATATGATGCCCGCAGGTATCCCCATAAATCGCGCATTGTCTGGGATTATTGACCGCTATGCTGTTTAATGATGCTTTGCCCACCGGGGCACCGCAACCTGTCGGAAACCACAATGTATAAGGGAAGGCCCCGCGGTTGTACCCTACCCCATAAATCCCCGAATTGGGGTATACGATGATCTGGCCATATCCCCGCAAGGAAAGAAAGATGAGTGCCAATAATAGAATTTTGAACCTCATACCAATAAAATTAGACTATTGTGAAAAAAAGGTTAATATACTTGTTCATCTCTGATACATTATGTCGTTTTAGCACCTTAAAAGTGCAAAATTTAGGTTCTAATCAATGCATATACACCGAATCCAGCCGTAATATTTTCGCCGGTCGAACTAGCGGTACTGGCTGCTCCTGTCGTCATAGTTAGATCCGGCGATGTCGTACCCCCGAATTGATCGCCGCCTCCCCCCGAATACCGACCGCCCCCGCCTGTTCGCGCAAGATAAAGATTGCCCGCTCCGCCGCTGATCGTACCCGCGCCATGCATCGGATGTATATGCGGTTGAACATTAGGAGGATTGAAATCCCCGGAAAAGCCATTTGCATACAACCCTATTCCCCTTATTCCTGATTTGCACAGCAAATAACTGTACGCCCACAGTTTAGGAACTCTGAAGGTAGTAGAACCATCGCCGCTGCTGAAATAGCCCCAATTCGATTGATAGGTCACTCCATTAGATGTTGTCGTATTATTCCATGCGGAGTCCGCCACTATGATCACGCCGCTGGTATTTACCCAGTTCCATAACCTGGCATATGCCGTCCGGGAAAGGAGTTGTCCATTACAAAAAATGGTATTGAGTGGAATGAGCGAATAATCGTAAATGATCTCCCCTACCATGCGCATGCCCTCCCCACCCTGAAAGATCAGCCATTTTCGGGTGCTGTCCGGATAGGTCCATTTGTAGAGTCCGATCGATTCGCATTGTCCGAGATAAAGAGCGGTCGCCCGGGTCACTGATCCCAGCAAACTGGCATTATTGTACCACTCGAAGACGTCAGCACCTTGGGCCAGGAGCCCGGCATTGACATGAGAGCCACCCGCGGAGTTGATGAAAAGCGGTTCATTGTCGGGCATCGTGGAGGTTGCTGGGAGGGTAATACTCAGCGCCGGGGCTCCTCCCTGCAAGAGAAATGCCTGGCCGGCTGCGGAATTCGTCAGTGTGGTATTGGCGGTCAGCTGAGTTGTCCCGCTTACGATCGTCCCGCTGACGCTTGTGGAGGCCGCCAGCTGCGGTAGGAATACAAGGACCGCCTTCTCCCCGTCTCCAATAGAATACCCGCTTGCCAGATATTGATAACCGTTTGCAGTCAGATCGTCCTGCGTTGTCGGCGTTCCATTCACCGTTTTCACATAGTCGACACCGTATTGCAGGATGCCTTGGCCGGGAATATCGGGATACCAGTTCCATCCTACGAGAGACGGATCTGGTCCGTAAAAATTGGTGCCACTTGCAAAATAGGGCGATGTGTTGGCGATGAGGGTGAGCGGATCACGGGTGTTGAAGCTGCTGATGTTGGGTTGGATGCTGAAGCTGTTGAGTTGCGTGCCATCAGCACCCCCGTCGGGCGATTCATAAAGGATGTAGTCATAAACAACAGCCACGAGCCCGGTGAATGTATGCAGTTGAGTTTGACCCACATATGGGCCCGGTAGTTGATAGGAGGCAATCAGCACGCTTGGCGCGGATGCCTTGTAGATTGCCATCACCAGCGTATTGCCGGCGCTTACTGGAAAAGTCTGCTGGTACAAATCAAGATTCATATTATGATCCCTCCACTTGTATTAAATTTTGCCCCGAATTGCTTGTACCAAAGGCGCTTGCGTCTAAAGTATATCCTCCGAATGGCGACTGATCCAGTTGTCCAGCCGTATTGAGCGTGATCGCATCCTCATTCTTCGCCCTTCTGATAGCCAGCGTCATATAGGTTTTTGCCTGACCCGGGAACGTCTGGACCTCCCATTGGGCGTCCGCATCTCTTGAATATTGATCTCCGTCGATCAGCACCGTGTCTAGCAGCATGATGCGGTCAATCTTGCGCATCAAGTAATCCGGAAGACCCGAACCCCGTCCCACCTCCAGCGTCCAGGTATCGTATGGGATTGCGTTCAACAGGTCGATGTCCTGTGGTTGATCAACGAACGTGGTAAATTTGCTCTTGGGGACATACCGGTTGATCTGGCCAGGGATTCTCAAGCAGGGCAGATATCCGGTTGTAGAATTAAAGATCGCCGCCAGTTTGTTCCGGCTGTTCGAATAGTCGAACCGGATCGTATTATTGTCCCAGGAGGGCTGCACGTTGATCCCCTCGCTGATAAAGGTAGCCGTCCCGGGTCCTGTTCCCATCGTCCAGATCAGATAGTAGATTCCTGCTGGCAGCAAGGAAAGGCTCACAGAGCCCGTATAAAGCGATTGGCCAGCTGGAATAGAAGGTGACGTATCGGCCGGGATATTGATCAGGCTGCCTATATTTTGTCCCAGTTGGTTGATGATCTGGACATTGACCGGACTCAGACCGTACGTCTGACACTGCAACTGAATGACGTCGTCGTTTTCCCAGGGGGCATAATAATTCGACTGATCGATCCACTGGGTCACGCGGTTCTTATACCAGTCCTGATCCATGGTATAATTCTTATACTGAGCCGCTTTGGTATAGCCCAATGGCACAAAGTGCAGCGGGCAGATCAGCGGGATGGAGGCGTCCATAAGCGTTAATTGAACCAGTCCCGTCGATTCCAGATCAACCAGATCGGCGAGGTTCGTGGCGAGTGAGCAAAGTAATTTCCAGGTCTGCGACTCATTGAAAGCGGGTTTGCTGCTGACCTCTATCGGAAAGCCATAAAGTTGTACGCCGTTGTAGGTAAACTCGATATGACCGTTCGCCGTGTAATTGAGGAGGTCAGCGAAATTAATGGGAACTTCCGTGTCGAATTCAAATATCCATGGCAGGAAGGCCGGCGCGGCAAGATCGTGAATGTTGACATTGGCATTCTCCGTGGTCGTGACGTCGTTCAGGGTAGTGCTTAGAAATTGATTTCTGTCTGTGGTTTGAAAGGAAAGCACCGAGGGAGACAGGGTATAAAGGGCTGGCGACAGAATTGATCCATTGGCCAGAAGCATTTGCTTCGGAGTGAAATCAGGAATATTGAAGGCACTGGCAGGGTTCGGGATACCCGATACATTGCTGAATGCCGGCCGGTTGAACCCATAGGCTTTGATCGTCCCGGACTGCATGGTCAGGTTGATATAGGAAATCCACGAAGACATGTTCGTGACTGAACCAGTTATCCACACCAGGTCAGGGGCGGTCCCTGGAATGTTTGGCTGCGGGCTGCTGAAGGTCAGCAGTTGCTCGTAAAAGATGGAGGCGGCATCCTGACCCGGGTTAGCTCCTTGGTTGAATGGAATGGCCGCACCCGATCCGGTAGCTGTGTAAACCGGCGAACTCCCGATGATCTGCCCCTGCCGCCACAGGTTGAAATTTGTGGTATCTCCACTACCGCCCTGATAATACCCGGCCACAGTGAAGGAAGTCGTAAAACTCGTGTCCTGCACTTGAGAGAGAAATTGAAAATATTGAAAACCATAGGAAACGACAGGAACGGCTACGCCGTCAATATCTTCGGTAGTCGCGGTGATCACCGGTAAATTGAGAAGTTGCTGAGATTGCCCGGCGTTGATCGTATCACCACCGGTGGAATATGCAGTAAAATATCCGCTGACATTAAACTGAAAGGATTGTATCGTTCCGGTGCATGTCTTGACCGTATCTATGGTGAAGTAGACGCAATCTCCTTTGGCCCATACCCTGGAGCTCGAGAAGGCAATCGTAAGCGGCGTATTGATCCCGGTGATGTTTTGTGACCATTGACCCCCTGGTGGAATAACTCCGTTTATCCACATTGTGACCATCAGGGAGTCTCCTATCAGTCCATTCAATAGTATTGTCGCGTTGACAGTATAGATGACCGGCGAAGAATTGACCAGATAATTCACTATAAAGATGGCGAAATCATTGCTTTGCGTGAAATATTCCCCGTTCAATGTCGCCATATAAAGGGGCTGATAGGCTTTGTTGACGATGAGCTTTTGGTCGGTATTCGTCGGGCTCGTCGGTAGCGGGACCCCTGAAATGAAGGTCGCCATGTAAAAGTCGAAGGATGTGCTATTGAGATCCACGTTGGCCAGAAAGACGTCATTATCGCTGTCGTTGAACGTAGTGGATTTTCCCCCTTGCGTATTCCACCTGGTATATTCAAAGCCGTAACTATCGGCCCGGTATTTACTGATCAGGGACAGTTTTTGGACAATCGTTTTGATCGGCGCCTGCCAGGAGAATTTGCAGTTGTATTCGTACTTCCCGGCTTTTTCGTCATATTGCTGCCCTGGGTACCCTACCTCCAGCCAGTTGAAATAATATTCTAAAGCGATGGAAACCCGGAAATTGGCGATCTTATCCAGCGACATGGTGATGACCGATGAATCCAGAACGTAGTTTTTGGCTTCAAGGAAGATGCTTTCCGGAGACCCCGGGAGCAGTTGATTACCGAGGGCGCAACATCCAATGGCATTCACCGCATCGAAGAAATCGGATAAGGAAGTCTTTAATGCTGGACCCTGGAAAGAAAATTGTTCATAAAATTGATTGGCGGGGTTGGCGGGGTTGATCGTCGCCTGGTTGAAATACTGAAAATATTCCGGGTCCGTTGAGGCCCGGATAGCATCCCCGGAAGTTACCAGCCAGTTTAATTTTCCCTGTAAAAAAGTGCTGTTGAAGCCGAAATTGAAGACTTGCAGAAAATTGCTCGATAGAGTATTGAGAGCATTGATAAGATAGGTTCCCACATCAAAAAGACTCATCGCCCACACCCGGGAAGCCTGATAGCGAGAATTGAAGGTCATCGTGAATTGACCGCCCTGTATGGTTATGGGATTGGCAGCAAAATTATTGAAGAAGAAAATAAACAGGTTTTCGTTCGCGGCCAAGTTGATCGTTGCTCGGAAAGAATAGGTCACCTGCCCGTTGATACCTGTCTGGCTCTGGACCGGCGCCCAGGTATTTGGTGTCTGAGGATTGCCGATTCCTATAGAAGGAAGAACCAATCCGACAGCATGGGTCGCGCCACCCTCGGCGTTGGGCTGACTCAGGCTTGTCGCCGTATGCATGTAAAAAGACGTATTAGTGACCCTGAAGTCAGAAAGGATGGTGATTTGGCCTTCTATCACCATTCCGTTGATAGCTTCCACGCTGGTAAATAGGAAGTTCGTCGACAATTGATAGTACCCGGCGTAAGGGTTGTCCAGTTGCTGGTCGCTGTGGGTAACTCCGATGTTATCCCCAGTATTGCTTACAAACGCACAGGGAAGGGGTTGATCACCAGCATAGGGAGATTGTACGGTTAGAATCTGATAAAGGAAGGTATCGGTAAACTCGATACCGTCAGCCAATATCTTCACGTTTTCCTTGATCGATCCATTACAGGGAATGGGGATCATCGTATTTTCATAAGCCTTGATAAACTGAGCCGCGCCCCCCTCCATGATATTCACTGTTACTCCTTCTTCTACCTGGTCGCTGGCTTGGCTGAGATCCAGGAGCCCGGTATAATAAAGCTCGAAAATTCCGGTATTCTCATTCCATTTCAGGACGATATATCCCATGGGGGATTCTATCCCGCGGCCAGTGTACAGGGCTTTGCGTACGATTTTGGCCCCGTCGCCGACGAACTTCATTGGAAGGGTAAATGTGCGACTCAGCCCCCAATAATGCGAATTCCGCCCGAAGCTGATCTGGATATCGGCCCAACCATCGGGAGATTGAGGCAGTGAGTAGTCAACGCCGGAAGTGACGTTACCCAGTTGAGGATTGCCCATTGCGTCGCAGTACCATGCCGAATTTGCCATGGCTGGATTGGTGAGAAAATGAAGGAAATAACGGCGACTTATGGGCATTACTGAAACACTGATTTATGAATATGAGTACCGAATTTTGCGTCTAATTTGATGTTATTGACCACTTTAGGCTTGTTTTTGGCCAAAGCCCGCTCTATTCTCCCGGTTTGCCAGACGATCGCCTGTTTGATCTCCATCATATCCCGGTTCGTCTCCTTTTGCTGGATGATCCCAAACTGGTTGACGAACATTCCGCTACTGATCATCCGGTTGATCTCTTCCGGTGGATAGATTCTCGCTCCTGGTGCCATATCGAGAACAGTAGGCACCGCAGGCGACCAGAAAGGGGCCCTCCCTGGCTCTGCGATCAGTTCGGGGACGAACGCGTCACCAACGACCCCAAAGCCGCCCTTGTGCACCGGGCGACCCGCAACGCCTGCCCCTTGCTTGTACTTCGGGAGCGGTGTTGCGATGGCTGTGGCAAGTTCCGCGGCGCCGGCGATGATGATGGCCGCTTCCAGGAAGGGATCATCCAGGGCCTTCGTGACGGCCACGGCGGTATTCAGGATAATATCCATGATGGCCTTCGCCTTGTCGTACTTCGCCTTCTCGATATCGAGTTGCCGCTGCTTTCTGGCATTCTTCTCATTCTGAGCGGTCTGCTGATCATCGAGGATCTTCATCCGAAGAGCTTTTTGCTCCTGGCTGGCGCTGGAATCTTGGATTTGCTTGGTCTGCAGTTCGAAGGCGCGGGCTTCACGCTTTTCCAGATTCTGCAGGTCGATCACTTGGCGATTATACCCAATTTCCTCTATTTCGATCCCCGCATTGCCGACGGTCTGTAAGTTCTGCAAGTCTTCCTCGACCTGTTTTTTGGTCTGCTCCTGCTGATCTTCATTCTGCTTGTGCTTGGCCTCCGACAGTGCTTCGGCCGATTTTGTCAATTTCTCGTCGGCGTCGATCCGTGCCTGCGTTCCATCCTTGGTGGAGTTGCGGTCGGCTTCGGCCTGCTGTACGGTATTCTGAGCACTGGTCACGGCACCCTGATCCTCCAGCCGAGTCCGGTCCTGGTTGTAATTTTTATTGCCCTCATGGCTCATATTCAGGGACACGAGATGTTGATCCAGATTTTCGTCGATCTGCTCTTTACGCTTGCTGTAATAAAGCTCCCATTGCTTGATAGATTCATCGCGCGCTTCGGCCTCGAGCTCGAGATAGGTTTTCTGCTGGGTTTTGTTCAGTTCGATAATCTGGCTGGTATACTTTGCGTTGATCTCCTTGATTTTGGCCTGTTTGTCTTCAGCGAGCGCCAGAGACTCCGTGCCATCGATCCGTTCGGCATCGAGTTCCTTTTGGCGTTCGGCGGTGATAATATCCCTTCTGGCCGCATATTCATCAGATAGGGCGTTCAGTCGCACGGATAGGTCTGCCTTCTTCTGAGGTTGAAGCGGATCGGGGTTATTCTGGTTCTTGCCTTGTTCAATATCCTCATCGGCCGCAATGCGATCCTGTAGTTCGGTTTTGAGGGCTTCCAGGTTGGCGTCGCGGTCCTGCTCATAGAATTTCCGGTTCCGGTCGGTCTTCGCATTGTGATATTCCTCATTAGCTTTTAGGCGTTTGGCATTCAATTGCCGCTGGGCGAGTTCAAGAGCCGCCGGCGTCGTCGACGGATCATTTTTGACATTCTCGAATTCGGCTTGAGCCGCTTTAAGATCAGCATTCCGATTACTGCGGAGCGCGGCGAGCTGCTGGGCCCGGCTGCTGGTTTCCAGTTCAAGGATGCGGCTATTTCGGTCTTTGACCGCCTCTACTTCGAGATTGGCCGTTTCAAGGGCTAATTTCCGTTGTTCATCGGCGGTGAACTTTTCCTGCTCATATTCAAGTTGACCGCCCTTCTGAATGGCCGCATAATATTCTTCCCGGGCTTTCTTGGCAGCGTCATAAACCCCCTGCTGAATGTCGATTTGTTTCTGGTAGAATTCGACATTTTTGGCCGCGGCCTCTTCCTGCTCCTTTGCCTCCGATTTGCTGAATTCGCCAGCTCGGGGGCCCAGATTTCTTTGGGCCAGCATCATCTCCTTTTGAATTCTCAAAGCCTCCTGCTGGTTATCGCGAAGATTCTGGATAGTCGCGGCCCGCTGAGATTGTGCGGCGTTATCTGCACCGAGAAGATCCATTTGTTCCTTGGCCAGTCTCTTTTCTTCGGCGGCGATTTGCTTTTTGATGGCAAACTGCTTATAGGCATTTTCGCCGGCCGCACTGGATAGCGCTAATTGATTTTCGTAATAACGGCGGTCGGTACTATCCAGGTCCGTGATCATGTCCGCTTGCTGAACCATGATATCGTTGACCTTCTTCATGGCATCCGCCAGATTCTCCTGCTCTTTGATCGTAAGCTTGCTACCCTGTATCCAATCTGGTATTTTGCTGATCAGGTACCCAATAGCCACAGCGACGGCCGCAATGGCCGCCCCAATGCCGGTCATGATCAGGGCGCGTCCGAGCGTGATGGTCGCCGCAGTTGCGGCTTCTTCGGCCACTACCACGCCATCGGTCGCCGCGGCAAGTTCGGTGGTGGCTGCAGCCTGGGCCTCGGAAGTGGCCGCAACTTCTGTTTCGGCGCCGGCGAGTTCGGTATCAGCGACGGCTGCAGCTTCCGTCTTTACCACTTGTTCCCCAATCAGGCTATTTGTCGCCCGGGTAAGTGCCATTTTGATGGCTTGGGCACCGGCGCCGGACTTATTGATGAGTTCATAGGCTTCATTCAGACCTTGCAAGATGGTCATGATCGCCACGAGTTTGTTCAGTTCTTTTTCGACCTTTTCGTTCCCTTCAGCGAACAGGGCGACCGAACCGGCCCCCACCGCATATGCTCCTGCTAAACCTTTAGCGGCAAGGGTAATGGCCCCAAGGACCGGAGCTTCCGATTCCAGGAGCTTTTCCTGGCGGAGGAATTCCTTTTGAGCCTGCGCGGCGGAAATAGTCGATTCCCGGAGCTTCTCAAATCCTTCTGAACCTTCGAGCCCGACGGCTGCCATCGTCTGCAATGCCCGTTCTGCCGCCCGGGTGGCCATGGTCACCGACGCAAATCCTTTGTCTTGTTGCTCCAATATCACATTCAGGGCTTGCGCTTGACTGGACAGTTCTTTATAGCGCGCCGGATCAAAACCAATTCCTCCGGCAAAATTGGTAGGGCCCGATCCGGCGTGACCCGATAATCCCTCCTGCTGCTGCTGTGCGGCGGTTTTAAAGCCAATGGCGCCCATATTCTGAACGCCCTTCCCTTTCGCGGCCATTTCAGCGAGTTCCTTGTTCACGCTTATCAATTCTTCCCGCAGAGTAGCGAAAGCGCCCTCATAATTTCCGACATTCATCCGGAAGCGACCGGTAGAACCCTCTAACTGTTTAAGGGCCTGATCCGTGGTCTGGATGGTCTTTAATAACCCCTGGCCCTGAGTGGACCCCCGTTCCGTCTCGCTGAGTTTGTCATAGGCCATATTCAGCTCGCCCAGCTTGGCGCGAAGTTGGTCCAGGGAACCGGATGAGGATTGCGCCTGCTTTTCCATGTTGTTCAGCGCCCGCGTAACGTCAGTATTAGAGGTCTTAAGACTTATCTGGGCCTCTTTGATGTCGGCCAGAGATTGCTGGTATTGGTCGAGAGACGTCTGGCCTCCCTGGTATGCCTTTTTCAGGGCATTGGCAGATGCGGCCAGTTCATCGTTGGCGATTTTATTTTTGACGGCCTGTTTTATCAGTTGATCATAGGCCTCTGAATTTTCGGTGATGGAGGTAATACTTTCGTTCACAGCCTTCACCTGGGCGGTGATCTTCTGGGTGAGCTCGTCATAGCCCGTTTTGGCCTTTGTTACCGATTGGACCGATCCGTTTATTGCCGTGCTGAGCTGATCAGTATTCGCGGCCAGGGTGCTGATGGAAGTATTTTTGAACGACTTGATGGTCTCATATAGCCCCGTGAATTCGCTTTTTACGTCGGCCAGGCCGCTGCGTATCGCATCGATTTCGGCTTGTATGGCCGCTTTATCAAAAAAGCTATCCACCCGGTCTAACGGCATGTCGTTGTTGCTTTGCGTTCTGTTCGTTAATTCTCTTTTGCTGCCGGACGAACTGCATGACGCTAATGTCTTTCGCCCGGACGGCGTATTGATAGGTTTTGCTCATCACGGTCAGCCAGTCCTCATAATAGGCCATGTCTGCCCCCTCTTTTCGTTCACCCTCAATTCTCAGCACGTCCTTTTTGAGCTCCTCCATGTCCAGAATCATGCGCTTGATATATCCCTGGACGATCTTTAATTTTTTGGGGGCATCGTCCTGCTGGGTAAGCTCGAGCCCGATCCCCATCTCATTGACGATCGCCACCATGTCGGAATCGTGGCACATCTGGAGATATTGGACGATCCCGTCCAGGAGGGTGATCTTCCCATTCATCTCCTGGATCTGTTTCGTCTTTTCGAAGAGCTCGTTATAGGTCCCCTCGCCGGCCAGATCGCAATATTGAAGATAAATGCTAGTCCATGCTTCTTTCAATACCTCCTCCGGCGGTTCGCCTTTGATGATCAGCCGGCTGTAATCCTTATCAAAAAGGACGTCCAAAAACCGATCAAGCTCCAGTCGCAAGTCCCGATACCACGTCGAGGATATGGAAATGTTCCTGGAAGGCGTGAACGGCGTCAACGGTGAAGACCGTCCCGTCTGCTTCTTTACAAATGGCTTGCGCCTGTTTTTTTTCAATCGCTGTCTTTTTAGCCAGTAGTTTAGCGTTTTCCAGGCCGATCATCTTATCCTTGCAGTTCTCACAACTCATGGTATAAAGGCGGCTTTATAATTTCCTATCGGTCGATGCATGATGTCAATCGATTTTTCAATTTGTTTCAACTGATTTTCATACGACTGAAGCATTTCCAGACATTTTTCACCATCCTCACTATTCCGATCGGATTCCGAAAATTCCATAAATTCCGCATGGAGGGCCTTAAACTTTTCCCGCAATTCCTGGTATTCCATTAGCCATTAAGTTGTTCGGTTAACAATTCAGTGACCACCGTCTGTAGCTTTTCAATGAATGGCTCCTTCCATTCCCCGAACAACCCGAAAATGTCCGACCCGTACTTTTGCTGGAGCATCTGCGATTTCTGGTCCGTACTGTCAATGTTCATCCCCGCCGGGTCCGCCTTGGCTTCCATGGCCTCGTAGAATGACCCTGTCAGCTTTAAATCCACGTTCCCGTAGCCGGCGTTCGGATTCATCTGGTTCTTTTTTCTCGCGTAACTCGCGCTCCGGTACTTCCCGATCGTCTGCCCCTTTTCGTTCACGGCGTAGCTCATCTGCTCCTTCTGCTGCTCCAGGTAGGTCGGTGACGCTTGATCCATGCTTTCCAAGATCAGATTGTCCAGATTGAGATTTTCCATCGCTGCTGTCAGACTGTTTAACGTTCTCATACTCTTCATTTTGGGTGACCAATCGGTACAGTTCCCTAAGCCGTTCCTTGCGGGCTTTGTCCGGGATAGTAAATCCAGGCTGTTTCCAGTGATTGGCATTTTCCGGCGCGTTAATGAATTCCTCCTCCGTCTGCTCCAGGATCGACTCTACATGGAAATGAATCCCGCAATAGGTGATGTTGCTCATAGAAAAAGGAGGGGCCTTACGGGGCCCCGTTTAATGGTTATGAAGAGGTTACATCCATGATAGCGGATTCGCCGGCGAAGCCTACGAGGCCATTGGCTGCGAGAACAGAAGGCAGCGCGAAGGCCAGTACGATATTGCCGTCGGTCGGATAATTCGCATTCCCGGTGGGAAACTGAATGTTGAACGTCTGGTTAGAGACAATCGGCGTGATTGAAGTGATCGGAAGAACGGCCCCCGTGTCGCCATTGGTGGCACCCAGCGTGGTCGTGTTGAATTCCGCACTGTATAGGCTATACAGGTTCGTGCCGCCGTTTTCCGTGAGGAAAGTAACATTGGCCAGACCTGTCGACTGATTCCAGCCGTTAACCACGATACGAATGTCCTGAAGACCGACGATCTGACCCATATTGAACCCGGCATTAAAGTACTCGGCGAAGTCATTCGCGTACTGTTTGGCGAAGACGAAATGCACCGAATATTTAGCCGTCTTGGACCCATCATTCATCATCCAGGGCAGCGCGTCGAAGATTTGCAGCGGAATAGCCGCAAACTTGCCGTTGTTGTTATAGCCCAGCACATTGTTGTTCTTGTCGTAAAAAATCGCGTATTCCGTGCTGTTTCCGTCATGGGTCTGTAAGGCCTGCAGGAGCGGAAATCCGCCGCTGGTGAAATCAAAGGTCCAGTCATACGTCCCGTCCCTTACCTTGGCCTTGGAGCCATCGCTAAAGGTCTGGATCGTCGGTTTTTCCGTGGCGTCCTCCGGGTTGAGGAAATTACCAATGGGGTATCCGCGGGGAGCGCCCCCGAGCACGCCTCCGGGAAGGTTCTGCCAGGCATTGGCTTGCAGAAAGACCGGAAGGTTGGCCAACCATGCCGCTTCAAAGATCATGGGTTGATCCCAGATGATGGCCCCGGCGAAGAGCTTCCAATCCAGCGGACACCCCGCGCCGAATCCGGTGTTTTTCCGGGTTGAAGCGCAGTTTAATTCGTGAATGAGTGCCATAAAAATGTTGTTTTACTGCTTGTTAGCAGGGTTGATAATCAATTTTGAGCTGAAGGTTCTGAATATCGATCGCGTCGACAAAGTCATTGAGCACTGATCGGTCCGTGCCGCCTGATCCCACTACCTTGCTCATTCCCCAAAAAGACCGGTCCCACTTATCATGAGCGATCAGATCGGGGCTCGAAGGAAAAGTCATGTTACTCAGGGCGACGTTTTTCATGAAGGAGTAATAAATCGGGTAAAGCACGGGCTTGAATACATTGGCATACCTGTCGGTGATCTTGTAATCGCTTTCCGTTTGATGGCAGATAATGACCTGTAAAGACAGATCGGCGTATACTCCGGCCAGTTTCCCCCGGTGTTCGACAAAATCCTGGACGACGTAGATCATCGGGTATTTCCCCATGCGCAGCGTGGGGTCGGTATCCCATTGACCAAGGGTGACGATCAATTCCCGAAAGTGTCCGTATTGGTAGTTGATCGTCGTGATGTTCGTCGACCCCAATGCGGCGAGTTCCGCCGCCTGAATCTGCGCGAGTACCTCCGCGATGACCGCCTGGACCACCGTCCCAATCAGATCAACAATATAGACCGGCTTCGTCGTCGTCATATGTTGAAAGGATTAATGGGTTGAAAAAACGGATAATTGATCTTCGTCCGGTCATAGCTGACGTAATAGGTCGGCCCCTGCTGCACGTACATCGCCTCCAGATATTGCCAGAGCTTGAAGACGTCCAGCACCATTTGGTTCCAGGCGTCCACCATTCTCCATGACGGGTTCGCCCGCTCCGCGTTCTCCGGGTTGGGTTGAACGATGCCCGCTCCCGTGTTCATGCTGATCTGGTCCCTGACCCACAGGTAGTAGACGTACCCCGCAATCGGGCTTACATATTGATTTGACGGCGCCCCGACATTGTTAGCCGTCGTGATCGTCAAAATCAGTACATCCTGAGCACCCCATTTGTCCCCAACCGCCAGCAGTGTAAACGTCTGGTTGTTGTTGGATAGAGCATAGTCTATTCCATTGATCAGCGGACCCACTCCCCTCCGGTTGATAGTGTAGATCGCATTAGCCAACCCGGAATATGTATAGAAATTCGCCCCCACGACCGGGTTAGGCCAGTTCGGGGTCGGATTCCCCGTCGCGTTCCCGGCGATCAGGGTGACCGTCGGAGATAGCGGAGTCGGAGAGACAAACGTCGTTTGAGTCGCAAAACCTGGAAAATACATGTCCCGTTGAGAATTCAGCCAGTAGTACCAATTGTACATATTGAAACCCATGTACCAGTTCGGCCAGTTCGAAACTGACTTAAACTGCACCCCGTTCAGCAGGGCCAGCCAACGCGGGTCGATAACCGGCTGGGCGAGCCCCGTGATAAAGTCCTGCCATAAGTCGTACCCCAGGGCCGCTTCCAGGAATTGCGGTTCCGCCCGCGCGATGAACAGGTTTAAATTGTTCTGTACGGACTGCTGTCCCAGTTGCGCCACCGTTAATGGGCCAATGAAATATGACGAATCGATCAGGCTCATGACTTTTAGCTGCCGATGATCGGTGCGGAGTTGGTATTCATTTGTTCAGCAATGTATTTCGCGTCAGCGTACACAATCGCGTTCTGCCGGGCCGTCGAGATGAAGTCATGGAAACGAACTTCCGAAACGATGGTGTACTGATTGCGGATCAGGTCGTCATTGATCCAGCCGATCTTCAGGCTGAAATCCTCATAGATGAAGACCTTGAACTGCTTCAGATCGCCTACCAGGGCGTAGTCCGCGAAGACGTTGTTACCCTGTTTGGGATTGACCTGTGCTACCATTTCCTCCGGAGGGACGTTATAACGACCATAGAGGTCTTTGGTCATCACCATCTTGCCGTAGGTGATCGGGTTGAGCAGGCTCACGTTCGGCACGAAGTTGGCCAGTCGGACCGCGGTACCCATCGCGAAGAGTGCATCCCAGATCGTTGCGTCGAGAATTTGACCTTTATAGGGGGCGATGGTCAATCCATTCGGTCCCAGCGGAGTCGTGAAGTTCAACTGTGTAGCGGCAGCAATCAGGTCGGCCTGGATCTGCAAGTCATACGCACGGGCGACGTCCATCTGGAGCAGGCTCTTCACCAGGTTCGCCAGATAGTTCAGGTCCTTGTCGAACTCTTCGGTGATCTGGATGTAATCAGCCACCTTTTTGGCTTGGCTATACATGACCTGAAACGTCCGGTAAGAGCTCGGCTTCGGCGCTCCTTCCAACACGAGGGCAGGAAGACCCACCAGGGAAGTTTCATTGATCCACGCCATTCTCGACAGGTCCGTACTCGCCGTATCCACGTAATTGCTCACAAAGAGCGGGTTGCGGATGATGTCGTACAGGCTGAGCGGTTCGGTCGAGATCCCCGGCGCGTAAGGCGATCCCGGAGGGGCCGCCATGGGCGTCACGCTATTGCCGATGGAGGTGACTGTTTTGAGATTCTTGACATCCTTGAAATCGATCCGGATGAAGCCGGTGCCATCCTTGCGCATTTTGGCGATGTCGTCCATGTGCGGTTTCAAAATCTCCTGCAGGGTGGTCTGCTGCTCCCCTTTGACCTCAATAACGTTTTTCAGTCCATTGAGGATTTCCCCTTGTTCGCGGAGAACTTTTTCCAGGTTGGTGGCTTTGGTGCCGTAGTCAGCCAGGGCAGCCTGCAAGAGTCCGTCGAACTCTTCTTTTTTGATCGCCCCCGCGCTGAGCTTTGTAACGGCTGCATCGACCAGCGCCTGGACACTTTTTTGGAATTCCGCGTCTTTTAGCGCGAATTCCGAGGCTATCTTGTCCTTGATGGCCTTTAATTCATCTGCTGTCAGTGCCATAATGTTAAATTAGCTGGTGAAAAAATTGGTTGATTCTAACGCAGCTTTCAGGTCTGTGATCGGCTCGGGCAGTGCTTTTTGTCGCGGCTGGCGGAGTGATTTTCCATCCCCTTGGATATCTGCTTTTATGTCGAGGACTTTTTGCATACAATCCGTATGCACATCCTTGAACTCTTTCATACAATCGGTCAACTCATCGTTATCGACGGCGTCCGAGTAGTCATCGATCAGGCCCAGCCCCTTGGCGTGGACGCCCAGACATTTATGGATGTAATCCATGTTGGGGTCTTCCGATTCATCCGGCGGGTCCTGTTCTGGATCCTTCGGCACGGTGTCGCCTTTCAGCCGGGTCATCGCCAACTGAATGTTTTTGGTGATGATTTGCCGGCATGCGTACTGCTGGTCCGCCGGCAGGGATTTGATGAAACTCTCGGTTTCCTTCAGCAGGAGTTGTTTTGCATTTTTCATATCAGAAGATTTCATGCCGTCAAAAAATGTGTATTCGTTCGCGCCAAGGGTTACCACGCTTCCCTCGAATAAGTTGATCTCTTTGCAGACGAAAGCGTCCAGGGCTTCGTCGTATTCCATTTTGTCCCAGACGTAGGAGTAGCCGATTGAAAATTGATCCAGGGTGCCCGATTTCAACTGCGCCAATGCCTGCTTTGCCAGCGGGACACTCTCGGGGTCATCGAGGACCGCTTCGAAATAAAGGCCGATATTGTCCTCCTTCAGAACTTTCATTTTGCCGATGGGCTGATCCATTTTATGCTGCCACAGAAAGGCAATCTTTCGATGCGTGCTGCTATCGGGGCCTCGTTCGGTGATTGACTTGGCAAAAGCGCCCTTGACGATCATATCCATATCGCTGTCGACGACATTGAAGATAGATAGGTAGCCGCTGACAGTCAGGCTGTTTTCGTCGAAGGTGTACTTATATTCATGCAGGCTTTTGTAGTTCACCGGGAGCGCCGGGCGGCTATATTTGCTTTTCTTGGTTTGCATGGCGTATTAGTTGAAGATTTTTGATTTGCCGTTTCGACTGAAATATTTTGCAGGGGGAGCTCCGGGTTCGTATTGAGGTTCATGAATAGCTGGCTCTGGCGCTTGATCAAGGAGTGATGTTTTGCCTTGAGTTTGATAATAGTAAATATCCCCGTCATCGGTGGGCTCCTCGCCATTTATGGCCCTCCATCTATTCAAGGTGATGTTATTGTTTCTCCATTCTATTTCAAGCGCTTGATTCATTTGTAGCCGAGCCTGCCCCTCCAGAACCTGGTCCTGCTGCAAGATGGGCAAGTGATCGTAGGTCTTTTGGATCTTCATCGGCTGATCATCGAGTTTGAAAGCCTTGTTCCACTGGGCGTAAATGCTGAGGCTTTCGGGGATAATTGCCTCCTCATAGACCATTTTTTTGTACTCCTGCGTATTTGCGACGTTCGGCCCTTTTTCAGTATTCAGCAGCGGAGAGGGATAATTGTAGCTATCGCATATCCGCATGATGTCGTCGACGACTTCCGAAAAGAGTTCAAGTTCTTTGGTCGCGCGACCCATTCCCTGCCACTTCATCGGCGCCGGGGAGATGATATACCGGGACTGTCCGGACTTGATCCCATATTGTCTCTTGAAGTCGGCTTGTATCTGATCCTTTTCCGATTCCCGGAGCGGTATGGCGCCCATGGAGTCCATTTCTGGGGTAAGGATGCCCTGGCTACCGGCGTAATTGATCAGCTCTCCCCGGGCCTCGTATGCCCCTATAATGTTGTTGATCGGCATCGCCAGGGGACGAATGCGGGAGCCCGGGAAGACGAAACTTTCGAAACTGGGGGTGAAGTCCTTGAAGATGACAAGATCGTTGATGTCGATCTCGGTTTTGAGGTCTTTGTACTTGATAATCAGCTTCGGGACGATATCAGCTTGGGTTTTCGCATTATACCACATGCTCGTCTTATTCTCTTTCCAATCAAGCATGTATGGAGGAATGATCCATAAGGACGTCGCCTCAGATAAGTCTTTCAGGACCTCGAAACCGGCCGGGTATATGGGTAGAATGGGGCAATATCCAAACAACTGGATATACAGGAACATTTGGGCCTCGAAGTCATTGGCGGAACAAAGCGGGTTGGGATTGTTCATCAAGGCCATGATCTTTACTGCCTTCTCATTGGTTGCCGGCTTGCCATTGGCTTTTCCCTGGGTGTTGATGATCTCGGTCCGTCCGTTGATGTACGCCTGGGCCTTTCTGTTGATGATGGCAGCCAGCGGCGGGCATTTGTTGTAGGCTTTGGTGGCTGATGTCGCCCCGTCGAAGATGAACCGGTAATCGATCCCATTGGGGCCAAAGAACCAGTTTGGACCGCCCGTGTTGTCCCGGAACTGGGAGGGAACCAGGACAGCCGCTTCCGCAATGTAGGGGTCGCCAATCCATTTCGTGGAGAGCCCGCGAATAAGTTTCTGGCTGGCTATGGCGAGGCTATTTCCCATGCACAATTGGCTTTTTCAGTCGGAGGGATAAGCGGTCCTGATAGGCTTGGACAACGGGGATTTTTTTCTTGGCTGCTTTAGTCTTTTGATTCTTAGGCGATTCCACATTCTAAATTTAGAATGTTCAAAAGTCAAGCGTAAATTTTTTTCAAAAGATTGAATCATTTCGTCATTTTTGAGCCTATATTGTGTCTTTCAACCCCTTTTTATGGAGATAAATTCGGAAATCTGGCATCCGGTTCATGTTGACGATTTTCAATATGCCTATCAGGTGAGTAATTTGGGAGGCGTCAAATCTACTGAACGATATATCGCTCAAACAGGAAAACCCCCCAGAATTTTGAGGGAAAAGATTCTCAAGCCGCGAAGGGGGAAACAAATAATTTCGATAGGTTTCAGAACATTGGGAGGTCCGAAATATTTCTCCGTTGCTTACTTGGTCGCTGGCGCATTCCTTCCCAATCCATATAATTATCAATTCATCAGGCATTTAGATGGGAATCCGCTTAACGTAAAGGCCTCAAATCTTGAATGGTCGAGTAAGAAATGCGCAAAATGGGAAATAGCATGACTATCGCCATTCCCCTTGCATCGGCTTCGCCCAATGGATATCTCGATTTACGATATGCTTTGAGAGGATTTGAGCTTTATATTAAGCCGGAGAAAATTTACGTTATCGGGGGCTTGCCGGACTGGATTCAAGGGGTTGAGCACATCCCGGCGAAGGATCGGCCAGAGCCGCACCAGCGGGAACGGAATATGTTCGAAAAGTTGCTCTTATGCCCGGCGGATGAGTTTATTGTGGCCCACGACGATCACTACCTCCTATATCCCTGGCAGGAACAATATGCCTGGGACATGACCCTCCTTAATAAGTTCTATAGCCTATCCCGGAACTCAAACTACAAAAAGACGGTCGCCAATACGCTCAGAATAGCCCCGAAAGGCAATAACTTCGATATTCACCGGCCCATTTTGATGCAGCGGGCAATTCTCCAAAAGATGCGCGTCTTTCGCTGGGCTGACCCGTTTGGAATTTGTATTCACAGCGCATATGCCATGTATGCGCGCGTCACCGGCGTCCAGATGGAGGACTGCAAGTTCCGGGCTCCCTTCACGGCAAAGGAGCTAAAAGGACGGTCATGGTTTAGCACGGCGGACGGGGTGGTGGAAAAGATGGTGCCGCTTTTTGATAAACTTTACAGTCACAAGTCAAAATATGAGGCATGATACAAATGTCGGAATTGAGAATTGGCAATATGGTCCGCGACAATAAGGGCCGCATCCTACCGGTCCTGTGGATTCACCGTGAAGGTATTTGTCTGGAAGAAATGGAAGATTTTATTGACGGTAACGAATTTGTATCTGATCAACAGGTTAATGTTCCTTTTTTTACGGCTCAGGAGAATGTTTTCGGCGTTCCTCTGACCATAGACATTCTCAAGAGGTGCGGATTTGAGCCAGCATTGGAAAATCCTTCTCCCGGATATGGGCCGATGGATTATACTCTGACCTATGATGATACCGAGCATCACCGGGAATATATGACCGTCTGGCATGAAGACGATGGAAGATGGTTTCTTAACGAATTCGGCTATATCCCGCTGGAATATTTACACCAACTGCAAAATATCACTTATTGTTTGAGGGGTAAAGAATTGGAGGTGAATCTATGAATATCAACGTTTATGCAATAAAGCTCGACGGAACCGGCGTTGAATTCAATTTCAAGGGCCACGAGATGATTCACGGTCATCAATTTGAGAAAGACGGCCTGACCCTTAAAATCAAGCCCAGCGCGAAGGAAGGTTGCGACGCGGATTTTTGGATATATGAAGGTGTCAGGCTTTTAGGCCGCATTCCATTCAAAATAAGCCCGTGGGCAGAAACGCAGGAGGAAACGCTATGATCTGGCCCATCCTCGCCGCCGTCCTCTACGCCATCACATGCGCTATTGCGCTACACTTAATCTGTTCGGCGGAAGAAAGAGATAATCCTTTGGAGATCAGAAAGGATGCCTACTTCGACGTCCGCAATATCGGGGTGGCGCTGTTCTGGCCGGGGGTGCTGATTGGCTGGGGAGTCTGGGCGGCCGGCAAACGAATTTTTAAGGAGAAAACAAAAACTGTAGATAATGGAACCGCTAACAAATGATCAACTTGTGACCCTGATCACAAATTCAAATGTCCCTCATTCAATTCAGGAAAGGGCTAATAATGAAATGTTATTCCGATTAGAAACTGGCATGGTAAAAGCCCGACCCGTGCATGATCCATTTGACGAAATAGCGGCAAGATTCGATAAGGTTTATGAGCAGATCAAGGATTTGCACGAACGCTATGATCAAATATGCAAAAAGCTGGTTGAGCTCGAACACGGCAAACCTTCCCTGAAAGGGTCAGATTTTGAAGGCATGCCTGCCGCCAGCCAGAACGACGACGTTTTTATAGTTAACACGAAAGCCCACGCATCAAATCCGAAGACGGCGATAGAAGCCGTTTTTTACAATACCGAAGACTCCAAATATGCCCCCAATTGTAAAATGAACGTCCCCCATGGCTTTCGTATTTTCAAGGGTAACAGGGAAGTTGACTGGACGGACCGAGATATGAGAGAAGTTATTGTAATGGGGAGGGAAATAAAAGACCTTACAGCAAGCGGCATTTTAGAAAAGTACAGAAAAGACCATGAGAATCATTAAAACTTGCCAGGGTTTAGGTGACGCAGCGTGGGTATTGCAAAAGCTCGTGAACGCGAAAGAACGCTTTAACTTTCAGATTCATGCGGGCAGTCCCCAACGGGGAAAGCAGATATTCGACCTCCTGCCGCAGATCGCCGCCTCCTGCGAATACGTCCCCGGCTTGCCCTACTCGGTCGTCGGCCCGCGGAACATCCAGCGGCAAAAGAAGTACTGGCGGCTGATCCAGGAACAGGAATTCTTCCTGTCGGCCAACGAGTACCTGGAATCCGGTCAGCGGATCGAGACCTTCCTGCCGGACCTGCCAACCAGCTATTCTTTGCCCTTTCAGACGGCAGAGTGGGAGGAAGTGGTAAAAACGGACTTCCCGGAAGGGCCGTACATCGGGATTTATGCAAGTGCATATAGTACAGCGCGGGCATGGGGTTTTTGGGGGTCGACGGGTTGGTTCGATCTGATTTGGGAAATGCATCAATATATTCCGGAGGCAACCTTTGTGCAAATTGGGGCCGACTGGGATATTGGCGTCGCCGATGAGATCAGGGCGCTCATGGTCGCCGACCACGTCCCCTTTATTTCAACGATTGGCAAACCGCTGGGCTACGTCATCGAAATGATGAAGCGCCTCACCTACGGGTTCTATTTCCCCTCAGGGCTCGGGATTCTGTCCGGATTATTGGCGCGGCCCTCTGTTATGTTTTATCCCGAAAAGAGCTTGCCGAAGCTGCCGCGCACCTGGTGCGATCCGGAATTGATCGGATCCAGTACGTTCAAGGAGTGTTTTTTCTGCACCCCGAAACAGATAGCCGATTGGGTCAAAGATGTTTATCAGCTAAAAAGCAAGCTATGAAAACCATATTGCTGCCCGCTATAATTGTATTACTTTTTTTATTGTGCTCATTTTTGTGCCTTGTGATCTGGGCCGGTAATAGCAGAGAGAAAAAGAAAAAAGAGCATTGGAATAAATTGCCCCCCGATCTGGAATTTCTCGCCCAGCATCCGCCCGGAAAAGAAAGAACGGTTGAAGATCAACTTAAGATAGATAAAATATTAGTGGGAATGTGCATTTATACAATCGATGAAGATGGAAAAAAAACACGGATCAATCCATATAGGACCATAATCGAATATTCAAAATGAACCACCACGAGAAAATGAAGCAATATCTTGACGGATTGCCAATCGAGTTTCTTCGATTTTGCGCCGCTGGAGGGCCGTGTGCTTGTAGGGGCTGCGTCAATCAGCATGGCGTAAGGGATCGCCATTTGATTAAGTATGCCTTCGGTACCTTGTTGGAGGGTCAATATCAACGACCAGACATAATCGAACGCCAATCCAGTGAATTAAAGCAATATGGCAATCCTAATCTTTTTACAGTCCAGTATGGCTACATAAAGAACGGCGTCGTATGGGCTCAATATTTACGATGTTGCAAAGGGGAGCCGGCGACGGTGGACATTCAGCTTACTGGCTCCATCTTCAAAGGACTGCAAATGCTTACCCTGTTATGAGGCGTAAGATAGAATATCGCGGCGAAACACCTGTCCTTGTGGAATATCTCCATGAACCTCCCGATCCGCTGCCCCGCCCGATGAACAGTGCCTACCTAAAGCGGGAGGGCTACGAGAACGACGGGAACGCTTACTGGAAGGGGGAAATAGCGGTTTTATACGATGGAGCCTACTTCTGGGTGTACTTCTGGGCGGCGATGTTCAAGGTCGAAACGATTGAAGAATTTGAAAAAATGGTGAAGGTATGAGCAAACTTCCGGGAATTGAGGATGATGATATTATCCCATCCCATCCGCATCTTATCAAAGAGGACGGCGGCTTATTCTGGCCTTCCTTTAAATTATGCCTGATTTTGATCGGCATTATGGCTTTTTCACTGTTGGCTTGGCATTTCTTCATCCGCTTAAATTGTCCCTGCAAATGACTGATATGGCAGAATTGCCGCTCGAAATCAAAGCATTAGTGAAAGGCAACTCCGTTGAGTTTGACCATTTTCGCAATGGCGTTTTTTACTATTTTCTGGTCAGCAATGGAAAGCGATTCTTCACTTTCCCGGTGCCGCTGGAAGACGTGAAATCAACAACGCTTCCGGCCACTGAAAAGGCACTGACCTTTATGCGCTGGATTCGTAAAGCAATGGACGATAAAACTTTAATCAAAGTAACATGAGTTTGCCCCCTTCATATAACCTCCTGGCCAAATACCTGAACGCCTATTTTGTGGAGACGGGAACATATCGTAGCGATGCCGTTGCCGCCGCCCTCGATGCCGGCTTCGAGCACATCCGCACCATTGACATCGACCCGGAGGCCGCGATCTTCTGCTCCAACCGGTTCTGGCTGACGAAGAACACGCACCTGGACATCAAGTGCTTCACAGGGGACAGCGCCGAGATGCTTTGGGAGATGATCAAGGACATCCATGAACCGATGACGGTTTTTTTAGATGCACACTGGCAATTCTTTGAAAACGAAGAGCCCGGCGCCAATCCGTTCCCGCTGTTGAAAGAGTTGGAACAGATCGGCCGGCACCCTATAAAGACCCATACGCTGATTGTGGATGATTGGCACATCTTCTACCGGGATCGCGTCGGCTATTCGAAGAACGACGTTAAAAACGCCATCCTTCAGATCAACCCGGCGTACAAGTTCACCATGGCCGCAAACCCTATTATTGACGGAATTTTAATCGCTCATTTATGACAATAAGATTCTCCATTTGGCGTGACCAAGTTGCACGGTTTGAGACTTTCCTTGCCAATAAGGACACATTGGAGGAAGGCGCTGAGACAAATGTGCATGTGTTTATCCCGGAAGGCTCATCATATCGAGGATGGGCGGATTACCAGGTCATCGGCACCTGCGACAACGTGATGAAGTTTTTTCACTTCCTCGGCGAAGAAAGCTACAAAATCCATGTTTACAGAGATAATCCAGTGACCGAATGAGCAGAACAGCCATATCGAGTGGGGGTGGGGGGGACCTGGTGTTCTCGATCCCGATCTTTAGGGCGATGGGGGTGGACCGGGTCATCGTCAAAGAATCGTTCTATCCGCCTGGATTTGGCAGCCTTTACAGCAGCATTAAGCCCCTCCTCGAAAGCCAAGGGTTTGCCGTGGACCCATGCGTTGACGATGGCAAAGCCCAGTTCCACAACTTTCCCCCGGATGCCAAATATGACGTCAACATGGACGAATGGCGCGCCTGCAAGATGCGGGGAAGATGGCATATAATGGCGAGCATGGCTAATTACTGGCATCTGAGAGGCTGCACACCGCGGACGCCATGGCTCCGGACCGAAGGATGGAAAAGCCGGTTTCATAGCTTCTCGCAGCCATATACGATTTGGTCGCTGACCCCGCGTTGGAGGGAAAACGCGTTCGATTGGAAGACGGCTTGGTGGGATCATGGACGGCATAAAGGCTACTTCGTGGGGTTCGACTCGGATTGGCAGGAATTCCGGTCCCTTGTCGGCGATGATGAAGTTCCACATCTGCACACGCCCGATTTCCTGGAATTGGCCGTTATGATCCACGGTTGCACGGCCTTGTATTGCAACCAGGGAATTGCGTTAGCGATCGCGCAAGGGATTGGCAAAGACCACTATTGCGCCTACAAGAGCACGAAAACAAATTGTCGAACGTATACAAAATGGGATCATTCAATATGAACGAATACCTTTTTTATTACCATGATACTTTGGAGGTTAATGGGTATACAGCGCCTTTAATCTGGTATTTCAAAACGAAAGCCGATTCCATTATGGAAGCGATTCGTCAGTTTACCGAATTTGCAGGCGATGAAGATAAATTAATCCAGATCATAATAAAGGGCAATTTGCAATGAGAAAGTTCAAGATTGACGGAGCCGAATATAAGACAGACAGGTACGGTGTAATCCACCAGGTCGATCCGCAGCCGTTTTTGTATGATGGAAACTATTGCGCGACCTACGACACGCCGGAATATACCCGACAGAACGAACTCCTGCAGGGCATGCGGCTGGCTTTCGCCACGGGGGTGCACGGGCGGCCGATCCAGTCCATCCTGGACATAGGTTTCGGAAACGGCGCTTTTATGAAGTTCGCCAAGAAACAGATCCCGGTCGTCTACGGACACGATATTTCCGGCGTCCCGGTGCCGGCGGGGTGTGATTTTACCCAGGATATCAACATTGTCGTCGATGTTGCGTGCTTTTTTGATTCGCTAGAGCACTACCCCAACACCCAGTTTATAAAGGATATGAGATGCACCACGGTGATCATCAGCCTTCCATTCTATCCAGGCATTGAAAAGTTCGCGACATGGTGTCACAAAAAAAAGGACGAACACCTTCACTATTATACCCTGGATTCGCTTCAAAAATGGATGTGGAAGATGGGATGGAGGCTTTTCGCATCATCAAAGCATGAAGACATTGTTCGGCGTCGCGAGACGGATTGGAATATTTTAAGCTGTGGATTTAAACGCAAATAGTTTACCTTTAAGGCAATCATAATCGGGTACATATTGCGGATGAACCCGGTTAATTAGTTAGCCAAAAATAGGTCAGTGTGTGCCGCAATCGCATGCTGGCTTATTTTTTTATGGAACAAGAAATTTGGAAAGATTTTCCTGGTCAGGACGGCAAATACATGATCAGTTCTCACGGCCGCATAAAGTCTCTCCCCAGAGAAAATTACAGGTCGTCGGTGAGGATTTTAAAACTGAGCAAAGATCCTCACGGATATTTACAATTCTCACTTCCGACCATTAATCGCAAAGCTGTTTCCCGAAAGGTCCACAGGTTTGTTGCTCTTGTCTTTGTATGACCATCATTGTGACAGACCGTTACATGAAAATATGCTGTGTCGCTGGTTGCATTGTTTATAACGGAAGAGAATTACAAATTAAATAAATTGCAAATGCAAGAGTTGCGAAAACAAGCAATAGGACAAGAGAAATATAAGCAATCGCAGCCGCAGCAATTAAACGCGCGACAAATATATCTTTGTCCCATGGATTCCGGAAAATCCTCAATCCGAAAGTGATTTTTTTCATTTTTTGCTGTTTGCGTGTAAATGGGTATAGTTGCCTACGGTTTTTATTGGGAGCGAGTCTATCCCTGCGTTAAGACATAAAGAGCATAAGCCAGGGCCGCGCCGATAACCAGGGAGCGGACGATGACAATAATGAGATGCTGGTAATTTTTCATTGTTGAAGGGGTTTAAGTTCGGCCTGTTCTGGCCTTAAAAATGGCAACTTCTTCGGCGGTTGCGGTCCAACTGATCGAAACGGCACCGTCCGGCGTCTCTTTCATGGCGTAGGCATGTCCGCAGTTCGGGCATTGGCCTGATGGTTTTACTTTATCCATCCAGACGTGATCGCAAAACGGGCATTCGTTATTCACATGCGGTTGGTCGCTGCTCATATCCAAAACTCCCAATGGTATTCTACTCATAGCTTTACAATTAGCTCCTCACCGGTCAGCGCGAAGAAAAGGTTCTGCAGCTGGTGGAAGAAATGGAATCCTTTGCTGAGTCTATAGATATCTCCTTCATGAGGGTCTTCGGCGCAAAGAAAAAATCCGTCTTTGTCCTGACTAAGGTCCACCATCTTGCTTTGCCAATAGTGATTGAATACAAACCCGCACTTTTCGAGAATCTCCGGCGTCAGGGGAATGCCCTCCAACCCTTCAAAAGGATAGCAGGGGTATCCAAACGGATAATCCGGAGCATATTCCATGTACTTTGTAGAATCAACGCCATTGCGGTATATTTCCATCACCTCGATAATGCCAACAGGGGCCCCCTCTAACGATGAAATGGCGTTGATCTTGTTGCCGATCCTCAATTCGCTTGCCTTTATCATTTGAGTCGATTTTCCTGTAACTTTTTCCGCTGTTTCGCCTTCCAGGCCTGCTGCTGCAAAGGAGTCAACCCGGCCGGCATTACCGGCGGAGGCTCGCGTCTGATTAGTTGCCGAGGCGACGGCGGCAGGGTGACCGGATCGGTCTTCTTCTGCTCGACTACGCGTTCCTGGAAGGGGGCGGTCTTCGCTTCAGCCCGCTTTTTCTTTTGGTGGAAGCTCGACCGGCAGGAGACATTGCAGAACTGCTTCTCCTTCTTTCCAGGGGTTTGTTCAAGTGGTTCTCCACAATTCAGACAGTTCATGTTGATATCTTTTAAAAGTATTGGCCGGCCATACAGCCTGGATCAAACGGCAGGGGTGGTCTATTAGTCCCCATGAAAATTTATACAGGGTTTGAAAGAGCTTTGCGTTTTTAGGTTTCATCTTTGATCGGAAAGAACTTTGAGCGGTGAGGTTTGACCTTTAACCTTTGAGCCGTAAGCTTTTAGGGTTTGTTTGTCTTTTGCGTTTACCGTTCCGCCACACGCCGATTTTCATCGACACGCCAGGATTCGAACCTAGAATACAAAGATTGTCCAAAATTAGCAATTTGGTACTCCATTGTTAACCCAGAAGGAGCGACGGGAATAGAATTTACCGTTTTCGTATGACCGGCCAATATTGTTTAGAATTCTATGAATGTTACGGCATTAGATTCGGAAAGGACTGCATCGACATCCGCCTCGAAGTCGCCGACCTCTTTTTCCAGGACCTTAATCTTGTCTTCGATCTTCAGGGGATCGAACAGATGAAACTCGTTGTTGTCGATGAACGGCTTTCGGATGGCCTCGACGTCCTCTTTGGTCACTTTGGTGTTGTCTTTCCCCATAGCGGCTTCCAGTAGCTTTTGGGCGTTCTGCATCACCACCGAGTTGTTGGTATTCAATGCTGCCACCTGGGCGCGATGCCGGTTCGTTAGGTTGGCGATGAACGCCTTTTTGAACTTGATGATGGCCTTGGCTGTGATGGCGTCCGCGACGGTCATCACCTTGTCGCCGATCTTCACAGTCGTTCGCCCGTTACTTTGAACGATCGCCGATTTGATGGCAGTTTTGCGGGCCATCAGATCAATACAGGAATCGTAGGTGGATTGCGCCAGCGTCTTGAAATCTTCCTCGGGAATTGAGCCGTTGATGTGCCGTCCTTTTTGATAAATGCCCGACGGGTTTACCTGGGCCGTGGCCTTTTCAATCTTGGCGTCAATCAGCTTTAGCTCGCTGAGTGCGCGGTGAATGGTCATTTTGTCCATGTTGAATTTTGAGTTTTTAATTGTGAGTTGTAAAGGTAAATCGTAAATGCGACAAAAAAGACAAAAGCCCGTGTTTTTTGGCATTTTAATTTACTTTCGGCCCATGATCCAGCTCGGCCAAACCATCCTTTGCATCAACAACCGCACCCTTCGGACGGACATTCTCCGCTGCCCGCTGCGGGTTGGAACGGAATACCGCGTCCAGGGGCTCAAACAATGCCGCTGCGGGGCAATCTTCGTGGATGTGGGGATAACTCTCGATCGGGAGCGGTTTCAGGTCGTTTGCGGCTGCCAGGCGGTCTATGACGACGGGGCCTGGTGGTTTGACGTCAAACGGTTCCGGCCGCATGCGGATTGCATGTTGTGGCAGAAAGAACGACCGGAATTATCGGAATTTCCGGAATTTGGGCGGAATTAGTAATAGCGGCCCTTCCCGGCGATGATCATCCGTATAGCGTCACACGCGTGATTATTAGCGTCTTCCGGTTCGTCCAAGGGGTTTTTATTGCGATCCAATGCCCACCTGTATTCCCGGAATTCCATCCAGATGTTTGAACTTTCTTCAGTCACGAAAACTTCAAAGTCCATCACTTTCTTGATCCCGGTGATGATCGACCCGGGGCCTTTAAATGCCGGGTAGATCGCCCAACCTTTCAACAATTGTGGATAAGTCTTTGCTTCACCTTCCGCCAGCTCATTCGAACGCCAACCGTTCCTAAGGTGGTGGATGGCCATGGGCTCCGCCGAATCCGCGATGATCACCTGTTCGGTCAGCCCCAGGCGGCAATAAAGCAGCGCCAATTGCTTCTCCGTCATGCCCTGGTAGTTCTGCTCCCGCACATAGATCCGATTATTCACCATTTTGGCCTCTACCAACGCCGCCGGCGACGGGTTCCCGAAGTCCTGCCCAAAAATGCTCCGTGCTTCAACCTCGTTGAATTCCTGGTTGGTTATCGATTTCCAGCCAGAGAATATCCTCCCGCGCATGCCCTCGCTTATTAAGCCTCTAATTATCGTATAATAGTATTCCGGCTTTTTAGCTTTGAACGACTCGAATTTCTCTACCGTGGAGTCCTGCAGGTTGATTCGGTTATCATGGTAATTGGAGAACATGCTGATCAGGTTGGCGTCCTTTTTAGGCTGAGCGGTGAAATAGCCTTTTATCATCTGCCCTTTTTCGTCAACCAGGCGCGCGTCGGTCAGCACGTAATCCCGCCATATCCAGTGCGTTTTCCCTGGCGGGTTGAATATCCGGATGATCTGTATCTGACTGCTTTTGATGGTCCTGAGCGATAAATCCAGCTGATCGAAGTCCATTTCGCCAACCTCATCCGCTTCTTCGATCAGGACGTGCGTGGCGCCGGCCAGGGACTTCATTTTGGCTGTCCGTTCATTATCCGCCTTAACCCCCTTGCTGCTGATGATGTTACCGGTGGGTTTGTATTGAATCCGCATCTCATTGTCATTGATGTGGAAATCCTCCAATCTGACGGTTGGATTATCGATGATCCGATCCTTGAAATCTCGAAACAGGGAATCCCGGATGTCCTTGAACGCTTGGCGGATGAAATAACCGCGGAAATAGTCCGGCTTGGTGATCAGGTGCAGAAAATACTCAGTTCCGAAGTGAGAGCCCCCGCGCCCGCGGCCGCCCCATACATCGATATATCTGGCGCTGGAGGTGAAAACCGGTTCATAGACCTCATTAAACGTTTGGATGATCTCCATCGCCAAATTTCTTGAATACGACCGTGTGTTGCTTGATGGTCAGGTCGGTTTGAATGGGGGCTCCATCCAGGCCAGTGACTTCCGTTCGCTGCTTGGGCTTACCATAGGCCCGGTCCATGAGCATTTCAGCGGCCCGTACGTCACCTTTAGCGGCCTTGGCTCGCATTGCAGCAAGGATGGCCTGTGCGGCAGTTATCCCTTCCTTTTCTTCGCCCATTACCTCGGCTATGATTATATCAAGTTCCGGAAGTTTCCTGGCTGCGCCCTTGGGGTTTCCGCTTTGCCCTTTTTTGAATTGGTGTTCTTTTGGAGGATTCTTATAAGCCATTACCTGCTATTTACCTGCTTGATCGGGATTTTTCCCTGCATTTTCTAAAAATACGCCATTTTTCTTGATAATTATCGAAGGATCGAGGTTTCTCATGCGATCGACGATGATTTGGCAATATTTAGGGTCTATCTCGATCATTGCGCAACGTCTTTTCATTTCATGACAAGCCACCATTGTAGTGCCGGATCCACCAAAACCATCGAAGCATAGCTCAAATTGAAAATCATTGAATATCATCCCGCAAACCCCGACGGCTTTCTGCGTAGGATGCGCCCGACGTTTTAGCTCCAGCCTACGTTCACCTTCGCGGCTTAAACCATTCCAAAGATATTCATAGAGTTTTGCGGCCTGATTGAAAGAGGTCCATGCCATTTCGAAGTCAGCAAAATTGCCAGTATTCTTTTTGTACCAAACAATCCAGCACATTGAAGGCGGAAGAAAGTCGGTAAAATAATTGCCGCCCCATATAATCAAATTATTGAAAGCTAATTTTTTGCATGCATTATAGAATCTTTTCGCCGCATCCGTTGTTTTATCGCCTATAACCCGATTAAATCCTTTTGTACTCTTTACCGTTTTCCCAATCTTCCCTCCGAATTTGGTGGGGCCGCCCCCACCAACGCTTGAGCCCTGAACAATATCCACACCGTAAGGCGGATCAGCAAATACTAACTCTGGTATTTGCCCACATGTGACATTTTCGATATCTATTATCTGGGTACTATCCCCGCATAGCAACCGGTGCGGTCCTATCTCAAACAAATCCCCCTGCACGATATCGGTCTCAATTTCCTCGTTGTTCTCAAAATCATCTTCCTCCAGGGATTCGTCGGGCTTGGCGAACCCGTTGATGTCGAGCCCCCACTCTTCCAATTCCTTGATATCCCAATCGGCGCCGAGGGCCTCCCAGTCATTTTCTCCGAAGGAAACATTATCGGCGATGATGAATCGGCGCCTCTCTTCCTCGGTAAGGTCTTCGGCCTTTTTGATCCATTCGTTCGGTATTTCCTTATAGCCGAGCTCCCGCAGCGCCTTGAGCCTCATGTTTCCTCCGATGATGATCCTGGTCTTGTCTATGACCATTGGCCTCAATTCCATCATTTTAGGAAACTCCTGTATCGATTTTACCAGTTTCACGAACCGATCATCTTTGATCAAGCGGGGATTGTTGGGGTTCGGCTTTATGGAGGATAGTTTCACCATTGTGTCGAATTTAGGCAACTTTTGTGACTTTCAATAAAAAAACCCGGCTTTTTAGACCGGGCTCTTGCGCGCGCATGATGTTTTTGCCTATTGATTGAAGGCCAGGACCGGCACCATAGTCACAGCTACCACGACGTTGTTCACGACCGTCAGGCTCGCAGGGGGCAGGGCACCGCTGAAGACGGGGCCGCTTCCATCAGCTTTCTGCAGCGTGCTCACGAAGTTACCATTGGCCACTACAATGGTGCCTCCGGTGGGCGTCACGGCGTGGATGTCGACATCCGTGGGCGTCGTAGGATCTACGACCGCAATATCCTGGGTCGGGTCCGTTGGGGCATATGCCAGGCCCGAGAGAACGCCCGCGATGGGCGTGTTTCCGTTTGCGGAGTCCAAAACCGTCATGAAAAGCTGGACCGGCGCCGTCGAGGTGAGCGTTAAATTTGTTACTACTGCCATAAAATTGTAATTTTTATTATTTTCGAAAATATTGAAAACCAATACCGGGCGCATCTTTCGCCTGAATATCTGACCGAGCTCGATTTCCAGTTCTTCGAAGTCTTCCTTCAAATGGTGCTCCAGGCGTTTTAGTTCTGCGATGAGTTTATGAAACATGAGACTGTAATTTACGAGGTTTTGACCGGTTTACTTTGCTATTTTTTGGTTATTCGGAGGATATTTAGCCAGCACCCGCTTTGCAATACCTTCCATTTTCGTCCCCGCGTATTCCTCCAGGGCCTTCTGGTAATCATCCCTTTCCTTTTCCAGGGATGCTATTTTGGCGTTGGCGGCGGAAAGTAAGTCTCCGTATTTTTCAGTGAGTAATTTGTTATACATCGCTTTAGCCCCATCGTGCCAAGCAAAAAGTCCCGCAAGCGAATGTTTATTACTCGTGATTACGATGTCCGGCTTTGTCTCCGGAAGCCGGCAAAAATCCTTTGCATTATCTTTAATCCACTTCATAAGATCGGCGGGAGGATAATATTCGCCGCTGGTAATATTTACGCCAGCAGGATAAATGCTTGTAACATTTTCAAACTTGGCAGCCTCCTTCTCCCCTAACATGGAGGGAGAATCGGGCGTCTCTTTTGCCAATTCGACCATTTTGTCAAGCGCGTCAAGAAGTTCCGGGGAAGCATCCGGCGAAACATTAGCCACTCCGCCGCTCGGCAAAGCCACGTGAACATGATCTGGAAAAGGCGTCTCTTCTTTGAAGGGAGCCTCTAAGGGGGATGCGGCGGGGATTTCCGGGAGCGGCATCCAATAGGCAGGGTGATATTCGTCATCGAATTCGCCCTCGGCGTGTATGTCGCCATAACAGTTAGCCCATATAAATCCGGAATTTTCTTCATCGCCGCCGTTAACCCAGCAATAGCGCATTACCTCCAATTTGTCCTCGCAGATCACGAGCACATTTTTGGAATAATCCATGCCCTCAATAATATCCGGCTTTCTATCGGCTACGGAAATCCATCTTAACCCCTTAGCTGGATGGGCCGATAGACGGCGATAAAGTTTTTCGCAAGCAGCGATGATGTAACAATCGCCGCCATAACCGCTGGAAATTGATTTGATGTAAGCCGCTATATCTTCCGGTATCCGTATCTCTAGTGTAGATGGAGTGCTCATAGTGAATGATTTAGATTGTGAAGGCGTTTGGATGGATGAATCTTATATTTTCGCAGCCCATGAAGGGACATTTTACCATGAAGAATTTTTTCGTAATCCCAATAATCAAAGACGGGGCCTTTATATGCGGTTCTCAATTCTTTGATGCCTGCCGGGATTCCATACATGCCATAATAGACGTAGCATTTTTTCAATTCGTCATTTGTACTGATCGTTACCCGTTCAACCGATCCGCCAATATCCTGAAGCGCAGCCTTTGTCCAGCCATCCCAATATTGACCAAAGCAATGAACAACGGTCCCATCCTCAAGGGTAATATCAAACTTTGCCCCGGCGAATGCGTAAGACTTATACCCGGGCGCTTCGTAAAAATAACATCTGCAAAATGGCAGCGCCTTTCCTACTATTGACCGGGCGACCATATTGTACTTCAACTCTGGTGCGTGATCCAAAACAAACGCTTCCCCATCGTTGAACTTTACAACCGCAATTATTTTGATCGGAATGTCCTCCTTAGATGGAGTGCTGCTTGTTGTATCGTTAGTCATTGAGGTTGAGATTTATAAATTGGGTAATTGAAAGTTGCCGCGAATAGGAAATATTCATCTTCGGTTATTTCTTGCCAGCTTAATAATATCGAATCATTCGTGATGCTGCGACGCTGTCTTTTGATAAAGTCAAACGGATGGCAATTGATAACCGCATGCGATGGAACCCAATAATAGTGACCCTCTTGCGTCCTGCCGCCAATAACAGTAAAGCTAACAAAATAATGCTTACTTGGGTCATTCAGGAACTCCCATTGCTGTTCTTTCTTCCCCTCTATCTGCTCGGGTGGTGTCATGGTGTGGTGGTTTTAGATTGCCTGAATATTATGAACACCGACACCAAAATCACTTAGCCTGGCATCCATTTGGCTTTTTGTTTCATGTCGCATATGGAATGCCTCGCAGGCATGGGAATAAAATGTTAGCCAGCAATAGGCAACTTCATTAACAGGGTGCTTGTATGCAATGACCTGTGCGGAATGGACAAGATGCATGATGAAATGATGTGCGTATTCGTCATGGTCATCCCAAAAAGCCTTATCGCAATGCTTGAATACCGTGTAGTCGCCCCACATGAAATCATTATCATTATAACCGCTCCAATTGCCTGCTGGTTTGCAGATAGCGCCGCGCAGGAACCGGACAATAACCTTTGCGTGATTGTGCTTTGCCGATCCATCAGGACCTCGCATTGCAGTCATCAAGAGTGCCTGTTGCTGGAAGGGTAACTCGTGTACCCAATCATGCAAAACGGATTCCGAAAGACTCTTTTTGGGCATATATTTTAAATTTTAGATTGTTTACCCCAAACGCCAGGATTTTTGCAGAACGATTCCCAAAGTTCGTCATAGGTGAGGCCCTCATACGGGTATTTGAAGATGTACATTGCAAATCTTATCGCCGTGTCGCGCTCTTCTTTGCGCCCAGCAATATAACCAAGTTTCCACGATATCGCATCGCTTGAAAATGCCGGCGAATTAATAAAAATTTTTATCATCTCAGCTTCAGCCTCCTTCTCTATTCTCTCCATCTCTAACGGCGGTATCAATGATGTGCTGGTCATGGAATGAGTTTTATTTGCTTTTTGTAATCGTTTCTTTGATAACAGTTACCTCGTTGGGGTTCTGGATCATTAGCCGCGCCTCATCCTTGTCTCTGGCGATTACCTGATAAACCTCCCGGACTACCCGCGTCACTTTATAATAATGCTGTGGCTTCCCATGCTTATCCGGCGGTATCGATGGATCGGGTGTATTAGTGGTCATGCGTATTAATTTTTAGGATTTTTGTATTCGCCTTTACTGCCTTTATATTTTATCCAATCGCCGCCCCGATCGCATATTATTACTTTAATAGTCTATTTACTACATAATGGCAGACAATCAAACCACCGATCCCGAGCAACCCGCAGAGAACCCTTCTGAGAACGCTTCTTCTCGCGTAGAAGGAGAAGAGACTATCCCCCAACATGACAGTTCCCCACCCCCCGAGCAAGAAAGAACCGACCAACCCCAGCAGGGTCCAAAATGGAATTTGATTTTCACAAAGACAAAAAATCCACAAGTTAGAGCAAACTACATATCTCTTGGAGCTGGCATTGTTCAGGTAGCAATTCTTTTCGCTACTGCTATTATCTGTTATCAAACCAAAAGAAACGTTGACTTGACAGAACGGAACATTGATTCTTCTAGTGCTGTAAATAGGGCTTTTCTTGATCGTGCGACCAAATCTGCCGATGCGGCTTCTGCTGCTGCAAATGCATTGATTGAGTGGGAGCATACGGGAGAAACTAACTACCAATTGGCTAAAGAAGCTCTTACAGCGCAAATAGACGAATTCCAAACGGAAAATAGACCATATGTCCTTGTAAAAGAATTGATTACATCGAAGATTGATAAGATGTTTATACAGCAAATCACGATTCGATTTCAAAATTATGGCAAGGTGCCTGCATACATATATTCCGAAATTTGCGACGGGAAAGTAAAAAACACAGTTGGTGTGTTTACTGATTTTATATACTCGCCACGAATTTTGATAGAAGTAAATAAGGTTTTGACCCCCGGAGAAACCACAGATATTGAGATTGCGGTCCCTCATACTCAGGAAGAGATACAGCCTATATATAATGGCACGAAGGCGGTATATATTTATGGAGAACTCTATTTTAGAGATATAGTCAAACATACAATAGAAAAATCTATCTTTTGTTATAGAATTTTGCCTAGCGGGTATTATATCCCAAACAGAATCCATAATGATATAGTCGATCTTAGCGATAGCGCCGCGAATGTTTTTTTGAAAGAGCACCCTGTAGCTGAGCGGCCAATAAATCTTGTCCCTAATAAGTGATAATTGCCTCCTTTCGCTGTCATAGGCCGAACAACTGGAACTGCCATAAAAGCCTTGATAGGCGGTAAGGAATCCCATATCTTGCCCGTTATCATGCCATTTGCTACCAAGTTCCACGCCATACTTATCTCGGCTGGGATCATGATAAGGGGGCAGATTTTGACACTGTAAAAGCGATTCTGCCATCTTGGCGTGGCCCCACTGTTCTTTTTTGAAATCTTCTATCTTGCTCATAACTCTATTTTTTATTATCAAGTTTGTGTTCCAATAATCAAATATCCATGTCGTCCTCATAGGCACATTCGCCGCAGAGATCGTCTCCTTTCGCTATCCGGCAGCCGCAGGACATGCATCTGTATACCTCCCTCTCAGAATGGACAATTCCGCTTGGGTTCTCAAGGTTGACCCACTCAATACATTTTTCCAAACCTTCACGGAAAGTATCGTTTTGAGCGAATGTTGCTATATGGATATCGCCCTTTGTGATAAAGCAATTGACGCAGCCAGAGTGCCATACCTGAAAATTGAAATCATATTCATCCTTCCATTTGTCAAGTTCGTCGAGTAGTTGCGTGTCTGTTCTCATTTCTTCACATTTAATTTCTCTTCCAATACCCTTATCCTGGTGGAAAGGGAGTCGATGCGGGCGTACATTTGCTGTAGTGACGGGAATTGATGGGTTTCCGAATGTCCTGCCGTATCAACCGTTATATATACAGACGGCAAATACCAAATCCTTTTCAGGTTTTCAATTTCTTCCCTCAAACTATCTATCCTCCCTGCCAGTATTGAATCCACTGGTTCGTAATGTATCTTCGGCCAGCATCGCGTACAAGGCTTCGCCGAATCCGGCACCCCTACCACCCTGCTCTGGGCATGGCATTTACTCGCCAGTACAAAACAGAAAAATACCAAGGCGATGAACAGGAACCCGAACTTTAACGGGCCGGCAAGTCTCGCCCGGGCGAGGCGCCGGTTGTAACGGTCCATCTCGTCGTCCCACCACTCTTTTTCTTCCTCGTTCAAATTAGGTATCATGGTTTGGCGTTTAAAAGTACCGAAACACTATTTGTTGACCCATAGCCCATCAAAGCCATTATTTCGCGGAGCCGGTTTAAGTTGTCGTCGTTGTAGGTCATGATGTTGGGTTTTCGATTTTTTCGATCTTTAACGGCCATTCGCTTTCAAAGGTGGTTAAAATCTCTTCCGCCTTGACTTCCGTCATCCTTGTCGCATTATCCCGCAATCCTTCCGCTATGCCCTCTTCAAACTTTCTATCAAAGGATAGCCAATAGTTGCCTCTGCCAATGCGCATGTGGATGATACAATTTTTCTCCATCGCTCGTATTTGATTTCATAAGCCCGGCGTCGAAAGGCTTATCACAACGATCTTTTGAGGAAGGAAGTGCAGACGGCGCCGAGCTTGTGAAGGTGAATAATTTCATAAAAACCGTATGTGATAAGCAAAATGAAGATAAGCCAATTATTTCTTAAGTCCCAATTTTTTTGCCTGTTCTGCCGACATTTTTCTATGGATAATGTTGTGACAATTCCGGCACAGGGCGGCGAAGTCCTCTACCTTCAGCAGATTATCCCCAGTTCGACCGCCGATATGATGTAGGTCAGTACTCACGCCGGTACAGCCTTCCAACTGGGCACTGCAGGTGGGGTTATCTTGTAAAAACTTCTTTTTGACCTTGGTATAGGCCCGGTTCTGCTTTGCCCGCTTTTTGGTCGCTGTTTTGATCTTCGGCTTAAAGCTCTTCTTTGCCACCTTCCCGCCCTTATCTTTCCCGCCGCCCTTTTCCCCGTCAGAATCCTTCTTAGCCTTCCCCTGGGCCTGTGGGGCTGGTTTGATCCCTAATTTGAGCTGCTGGCGGTACTTGAGGTAGTCGCTCAAAGCGGTAATTTTAGCCGGTTATTGTCCCATTTTTCGAGCAAGCGCCGGTATTTCTCCTTTGCATCATATCTGAGGTGACACATCTGACAAAGAGCCTTCAGACGGTCTAGCTGCACATTGTGGTTCCCCTCGTCATGGTCGGTATGGCTGATCGTAAGAACGACCTCTATCCTTCGGATCGGGCCATCCGCTTCCCGCTCGGCGTCCCGCAGGTCCCTGAACCAGATACCCCGGAGCCTGTATTTGCCATCATCACTCTTTACACAAAGTTTTATCGCCCACACAAAAGTATGGTTATGAAGGCCACAGCATTCGCACCGATTGTCGGCCCGCGCCAAAACGGCCGGGACAATTTCGCTTTTCCAATTCGGCGGATATTTTGAATAATCTATCGGCATTATATCGTTATTCCAGATTTATGATACCTTTCCGGTACTACATTGTTATGAGAAATAGGAAGGCACAGGGCTGGCTCTTTATCGAATACCCTTTGCGCCGGTTCCTGAATCAACTGCCTTTCGTGCTTGGCGGCCCACTCGCTTTTGAATTCCAAGCCGTAGCGAGAGCAGATGTTGTAAATGCAGTTCTTCGGCAGGGCGAGCTCGAAGGCCATTTCTTGGACCGTATATCTTTTGGAGTTTGCCATGATCCATTCTAAGTCCTCCTGCTGGTAATGATAGGCCATATTTGTAAAGTTTAGTGACAAAGTCAATCTACTATTTCTCCCTTTGGTCTCCGTTGGTAGCCATGCTTCTCGAAAGCGCTTATCCAAATAAGTTTACGGTCCGCCATCCCGACTCCGCAGGGCTGCAACCTGAAATGACCTCGCACTGCAAAACCTTCAGTCCGGATGATAATTTGATTCCAGGTTGAATCCACAACATAGACAGTATTATTCGAGCAATTTAACAGCTTCCCGTCCTTGCGAGTCCTGCCGTTATCCCGACCGGCTTCGATCATTTTTACCTCGATATCCCCAAGCTCAACGAAAATCAACACTTGCATTATATCGGTGAAAATCTTCTGATGTTTGGGAGAAAAATAATAGCCGCCGGATTGTATCTCAAGTCCAAATTCAAATGCTATTTTATTCAAATCATCATAATAAAATCCAAGAATCGCCCCCTTGTTGCAAGTGAATTTGACTGTTTTGTTTTTTCCCATCAGGTATACGTATTTACCCGGATGGATATCCTTCATCGTTCGCCCAGTAAAACCGGTATTTACCTTTATCAGTTCCGCGGCTCGGTAGACTGTCTCACAAATAAAAAAGAATTTTGCCCCCTTATTATCAACGCAATTTATCGCGCCTATTGCCTCTTTGATCCTGCCGATGACATTATCCCCTTTAAAAATATTCTCTATGAGATTGGCTTGCGTTTCGTCTTCCACCTGTACCCTCACGTGTTGATCATCAACCCTATTTTTCTCTCCGGTAATATCGGTGAGCCAATTGATGGTCCAATCAATATCGTCTTTCAGCAAGGTCATAAAATCGACCTGCACTCTTATATCCTCCATTCGAAGACCTAATTGCGAAACGCTGCTGATTTTCATTATTTCAGGTATTGATCGATTAATTCTCTCGCCTGGTCGAAACCTTTTGCGAACCCCCCGGTGAAGCCCCGCTCCCGGAGCATGACGTGGACCTCGTTTTGTTCGTGCAGATGCTCCGACCGGAAAAGACCCTTCGAATTGTAAATTGTCTCGCCCTCCCGCTTCAGTTCTATAAAAAGGCCTGCGAAGCCCTTCCGGGGCTCATAGATGAATAGGTCCGGCCATCCCCGGCTCTTTTGTTGTCTGGTCTGTTGAGCCGCTTGAATACCCGTTAAAACCGCTCCAGCACCAAAGTCGACACGGAACAGGCAGTTTGGGTATTGCATCTTCAGATAACGACAGATTTGATCCTGCAGGCGGTTTTCCTTCGGGGTAAACTTCCCATGCTTTTTGAAGCGTTCAATATCTTTTGCGGTTGGTCTCATGCTATCTTGGGTAATTTGATCTCAATTTTCTCTACCGGATAAAACCTTCTCAGTATTGTGAAACTTTCCTTGTCTTCCTCGACCGAGAGATTATACCAATCACTGCCTTTGATGCACATCTTCTCTATTTTTCTCGAATGCGGCTCAACGTATCGGAAGGTAATTTGATCATGATATGCTGCGAAGGTGAAATAAATGTCTATGATGGCCATGTAACGGGTATATCTGATCCGGTATGGTTCTCTTTTACCCTCTCGTCCTGCCAACGGGAAGGGATCGCCCGGAATGTATTCATCGAAGATCACCTGAAAGCATTTCCCCTCAAACCACCTTGACAGCGTCCGCCGGATAAAAACATCCTGATCAGTCCGCTTGTCATCCCACTTGCTCACACATCGGTCTTGCCGGGTAAACACTTCCCAGAACTTTTTGAATGGATATTTTTCTATCAGCGGTTGCATTAAGCTGTTTTACTTTTAGCGGTCTCTATCCTTGATCTTACAAAAGAGGAAGGGGTCAAATCCTTTGCCTTTAAATTGCAGAAAAACTGCCGGATGGCGAGAAGGACGCGAAGGTCGCCATTGTTCCCGGCATCCGCTATGATCTGTTCCTGCTGAACCTTTGGTAAGAGAAGGAGCTTTTCGGATCTCAGCCAATCCGCTGCCTCCCTTAATTGGCTATCCTTTGCATTCCCCACCATCCAGGCGGCGTAAATGGCGTCCATTTGTTCCAGCCAGCGGTCGAAAGGAGAAGGCCCGGGCCCCTCGGCAACAGCGAACAGGCCCGCGGATTTGCGGCGCCGTTCATCTTGGAGAACTTTGTGCTGCCATGATTTCAGGGCTTCCTCCAATGCCTTCACGTCCTCCGGGTACTTTAGCTCATGCCAATTATTCCAAAAAACCGCATGCCAATCTTTCATGAGCCTGCCGCCGTATTGCCAGCCTTTTCCCTGGTTTGCAAACCAGAACTTGCGGGCCATCCTCGCACAGAACGCGGCAGGCCAGTCCGGCTTCGCCTCATTCATAAACTTTTCCACTTCCTCTATAGTAGGAATCTGGAAGGCTTTTGGGCGTTTAATGGATTTGGCCAAGGTCTTAGTTTAATAGCTTCATTCCGCCGTCCTGCAATATTTTCTTCGAAAGGGTATCCCCGGCATTGTTCACGATCAGGTGACTCAGGAAGACCTCCGGCGCGGAAATAAGACCACTTTCAACAACCGCCATTTGCACATCAATCCAAGTCTTTAAGATGCGCCAACTTACTGCCAAGGCGTGTTCGAGGTTCTTGCTTTTTGCAGGGACGTCCTTATTCCGCTTCAGCGCATTAAAAACCCCCTCATGATTGCACGGAAGCAAAAAATTGAGCGGGGTATTGTTGACCGTCATCGTAAACGAGATAGCCACCGGCCATGATCCTTCATTTTTAATCGAGCAATGGGTGGCCTTATTTTTGGCGAGAATCTTTTGAATCTCATTTACTGTGGTCCATGGATTTACCTTGGTGGTATAGTTGAGGATTGGCATTAAAGAAGCTTTTGAACGTGTTTTATAAATTCTATTGCCGCATTTTTGTATTCCAGTTCGGAAATTTCCTCACCCAATACCACGAAGCCCATATTTCGGCAAACGCTAAATTCCGCGGACAAGGGGGCGATTTGGAAAGTGTCTATAATCCCCCGGTTGGCCGAAACAACCTGCCTGACATGAGAATATATAAACCATTTTTCGTCCCCGCCTTGCGTGTTGTGATAGCGAAAGTACTTCCCTTCGAATTTCTCCTTCAGTCCAGGCACAGCGAGCTCGTCCTCTTTATCAGATATTTTCTGCTGAAGGGCATAAAATTCCCTTTTTTTCTTCTCGAAGTCTGCCTTCATCTTTTTGAGTACCGCATTCATTTTGTAGAGTTTATTGATTTAGAATTTGCTCGATCATAAAAAGCACCCTCGCCAACCTCTTCACTTCCTCCCGTCTCAACCTCCCGCCGGCGTCGGCTATCGCCATATTCCACAATTCCCACTTCTTTTCCTCGCTGGCCTGCTCTATAGGGATGATCACCCCGGCCCCTATCAGTACACAATATACCCACATTAAAAGGTCTCTCGTTCCCTTTAACTTCACAAGGCACTGAATAAAGACCTCGGGGTTACGGTAGCACTCCTTTGCTTCCTGGCGGGCGATATCAAGGAACATGGCAGCGTGGGGAGTCATCGGTTCCGGGGTTGACTTTTCGCGGCCTTGTGCCTCAGTTCGTCTTCGTGATCATGGATATATTTCAGCACCCGACCGAAAACCTTATCGTTATCGTAGAGCCAAATTAAATATTCCGCAGGCACGGAAGATGCCCGTTTGCCCTTATAAATTCCAAAAGGCATGATCGGCGCCTCCATATTGTCCATGTGTCTCAGGGTGCCGCTATAACTTCGGAGAATCTTCTGAATATTGCGCTTACGCTGTCTGCCATCCATCTTGTTTAATTTTTGGTAGTAACTGACGCTGGTTAGGGAGTTGCCCTATTGTACCTGAGTTCCGATCTCCTTTCCACCAGCACCTTCCCATTCACTAATTTACTAAAAATGGGGATGACCCCGGCTACCTTCATCCTTCGCATATCTCCTTCGGCTATTCCTGTCATGATCACTGAATACACCCGCTTCTGATCCAGAATACCCCGTCTTACTAACTTTCGCCTGATCCTTTGACCTGACGCCGCCGACAACCCCAAAATCTTACCGAACCCGATGCATGACAAACCAACGTAGCAGCTATAAAATCTTTCAGTTTTGGTCCACGGGATATACCTCGTGCTGCGTTTTTGTGTTCCGATCTTATGTATGTGGTAGGCTTGGTTGCCCAGATTCAGTCTGATTAATTGAGCCCGCAGGACCTCCAATTGATTTTTGGGATCCACCGGTACGCCGATGTTCTTTTCCCCGTATTTCGCCGATAGCTTCTTAAAACCTACAAAGGTCACATTATTGCCGTGGTAGCGGATAAGGCCCTCGGATTCGAGTACTTTCAGATGATGCGCCAAACAGGCCGGGGAACAGCCTATACGGCCGGATAAGGAACGGAGGGTGAAATTGTAGTGGGTATTGTTCTTATAGAGGCTTTTGAGCCGGACGAAGTACGCCAGGGAGCGGAGCCAGCCTTCCGCTTGAGCCCACCTTATGAGGCTTATCGGAAGGAAGACTGTAACCCGCATAAAAACAAAAATCCCTGCAGAGGTAAGCATCTCAATATTTTCTCACCCCGGAACCACCCGGCGAGATGCCTTTCCCCTTCAGGGATATTCGTGTTTAATAAGATCATTGGTTGGTTTGGTGAGAATGCCGTCAAAAATACTTCCTTTATTCAAATCTTCAAAGAACTTTTTTCACGTGATACCCGCCAGCCGGGGCGAAATCATCTTCATCAACTGGATAATCCCGGCCGGCAGGCTATCCGCTTCCCCTGGTAGGACCCCTGATTCTGTCAAGCATTTTGAGCCTCATGGCGCGATCCATCTGCCGGGGTGAGGGACCGCGGGCATCCCGGCCTCGATATAGCATGTTGCACCCGATGCAAATCGGTTTTACGAGCGATCCTTCCATAGTCAAGCTTTTTATTCAGTTTGTAAAAAAGCTGTGTAATTTTACCCAGACTGCTCAAATGAGTCGAATGACCGCATTGATAATCAGCACAATCCTATATAGGTAATTTTACCTTTTTCTTGGCATGGCTCTATTTTAGGCGATCAGGGGCGAAAAAACAAGCCCAAATCCATTTTTTTGTGCATTTAACAGCCCGAATACCCCCAAAGCTCCCCATGCAAATAAGCACGTTCCCGTTCCGGGCTGCTTCCAATTCGATAAGTTTCCGGGGCCCGGAATGAACTTTATCTTACCGGAGACGAATAAAACCGCATCAGCATTTTTTGCTACGTTCCGCCACCAGGGTGCCGACGTACGATCTGGTGTGAGAAGGAGCCCATTTACATGCCCGGCCATTTTATCGATCCACGGTTGTTTAGAGCCCCTTCCTGCCCATGGAGGATTGCACCAAACAAATCCCCTCCATTCTTTTTCTAACGAGCCCTGTGAGATAAAATGGGCTGCAGGGACAAAGGTAAGGCTCGGATCTGGTGCGGCAGCAACATCCATGTCGAAGGAACAGCTCAGCGCGTCAAAAACGTACTTCGGCGTATACCATTCGCTTTCGATGCTATAAGTTTCGTGAGAGCCCATTATTCCTCTGCCTCCCCGCTTTTATTTTCAGGTGTCTGAGCCACGCGTTTCTTTCCTCCCTTCTTTTTGCTGTCTTTGGCCCCATTGACGCCGGCTACGATTTCAGCCGCTACCTTTCCTATTGGATCGGCTATTTTGGCGTTGGTAACCTTTTTCTTGTCATCCGGCGGATCGGGAAGTGTCAGGCTCAGCTGGGGATCTTCGAATTTCTTGCCCGAGAAGATGTAAAGCCGGGCCTCCAAGGCGATTCGTTTGAGCTTTTCCTTCAGGTCATCAATGAAATAGTACTGTTTGTCCTCATCCTCCGTTTCCATGTAAACTACAGGGGTATTGATCTGGAAGGTGCCGCCGCGGGAGGTCTTCTGGTATCCCTTCAAGGTTACCCGGAGCTCCATCTCAGCCCCGGAATAGCTGAAACCCCTGGCGACCATGATCTCGTCGATGTCCTTATCATCCTCGAAGCGGTCGGTGGTGATCTTGTCGGTAAGGACCGCGATATGGTGGTTTAGGCGGCTGACCGCTTTTGTAAAATCGGAGTGGCAAAGGTTCTCGCAATCGCTGTAGGTCCGGTTGAGTTTGGCCTCCGGATCGTGAACGATAATCTCCGGAATGAATCCTTCATCGCCTTTTCTTTTGAGCTTTACCGCCCTTATTTCGAGCTGAGATTGATTTTCTGTCATGGAATTTATTTTGAGTGAATGTAATGATTTTAAAGAAGGGCAGCGGCAGGAATACCACCGCCCGAACTGAAATCCAATATTACTAATACGTTCAGACCAAAAAGCGGATTAAGAATAACCCACCCTCTTACCTTGGTCTTACCCGTCCCTTTTTGAATCCCCAGATTCCAACCGTTACCGATTAAAACCCATTTCATCAAATCGAGATTGCCGGCAATATCGCCGGTGAGGACGAAGCGGGGATTGAACCCGCGACCGCCTGGTTAACAACCAGAAGCTCTACCGCTGAGCTATTCGTCCAAAACGGAGCAAAAAGGCAATCCCGCTATCTTACCGGTTACACGATGATAACTGCTTGCCACGGTTTTTCCTGCATACAGGCGGACGGTTTTGCTCCGATCATCGTTTTAAGTCTCAATGCGACTTTGCTTTCTGTGTCCGAGCAACCGACCGTACGTGTCCGCTTTTTCTAATTTTCCACGTCGCCACCGCAGTTTGTCCAGCCACCCGAAGGAGTTGGGAAGGATTGCGGCTCCCGCGGCTTACCCGCCAGCACTTAAGAAGATTGCGGTCCCTGTCTTTGCATCATCGTAGTGGTATACGATTGGTTACGTATTTTCAGTACCCACGCCACTTGTTTTAACGAATCGTGTCGTTCCATTACAGGGAACAGAACCGCGTTACTCGCCCGTAGGCCGCCGGCGCCTCCCAATGCAATCCTCCCGCAATATTTTGATCAAAGAACTTTAAAAGAGCCCACCCCGCAATCAGGGCCCGGCTGACCATTCAAATTATTCGCTCAATCTCCGGATAATTTCACCACCATAGGCCGACCTGGTCAGTTCTATGAATCTCTCAACCGTCATATCCGATTCCAGGTTGATATCGTGCTGTGAAATCCATAAATCCTTTCCTGCCTTACAGGAACCCGTCAGCAGCGAATGCCATTCGTAAAAGAGCGTGGCCTTATAGGCTATTCCTTTTTTGAAGGTCTCTTTAAACCGCTGAATCTTTTCCTCCACGGTTTGGGAGGCAATCCATTTTTGATTTACCTGATCAGTAGCCTCTTTAAGTGTAACTCCATGCGCGAAAAGCCCCTCCTTTTTGGCGACGTACATTTTAGTCCGTCCGAAGTCTTTTACATCAATAACCTCGATCAGGGCATATTCGTCTTTTATGGAAGAAAAAATGCAGGGAATGCCATCAATGTAATGAACGGCCTCGCCTTTGAAAGACTGTATTTTTAAGCCGTCACCGTCACCGTAACCGGAACCGTCACCGGAACCGGAACCGTCACCGTCACCGTAACCGGAACCGGAACCGTAACCGGAACCGGAACCGTAACCGTCACCGTCACCGGAACCGTCACCGGAACCGTAACCGGAACCGTCACCGGAACCGGAACCGTCACCGGAACCGTCACCGGAACCGGAACCGGAACCGGAACCGGAACCGTCACCGTCACCGTAACCGGAACCGTAACCGGAACCGGAACCGGAACCGGAACCGTAACCGGAACCGTAACCGGAACCGTAACCGGAACCGTAACCGGAACCGGAACCGTAACCGGAACCGGAACCGGATAGGAATTTCTTAATTTTTATTGCTTCCATACCGGCACGTTGTTGATTATTGATAATGCTTTTTCAGAGACCGGATGTACTTCGATCACATTGAGAATTGTAGACACATCATCCTCGCCCATCTGGACGGAAAATTTACAGGCACGGGGATTGGTAACGCCATCCTTCGCAAGCATAGAAACATCCAACGCCCCAGACCAATAATATAACCGACGAAAGGAATTGACGGTATAAGTATCGCCATCCTTTGAGACGATCTTGCATAAAAATACTCCGGCTTTCTCGGCCCTGACAATGTGAAACTGGCTTTTTTCCATTTTATTTGGGTTTTTGTTGTTTAAAAGATCGATAAAGTCTTGTCGGCATCGGGAATGTCTATCGAAAGATTATCCGCCGCCCACTCCCTGATCCGCTCAATATACTCAGAAAACTCGTCTTTATTGAGTTCTGCCGTACTTCCCTCCCACTCTCCGATGACGGTTCCATTTTTATCCACTATCCGCTCCGGAAGAAACATTCGCTTAAAGAAGCTGTGTACCTTGTCGATGTCCATCCGGTAGCCCAGGTCCAGAAAAGCATGGCGGCAATTGGCGTACACCACCCCGAATAGGTATCGGTTTTGCTGATTTGATCGGCGCCCGCGCTTTTTGACGATGATCGTTACCTCGCAGTTTTTACACTGGGCGATCTCCTGCTCGAATCGTTGGCGCCCATGAAGCGATAGCTTTCCGCCCTCTATCTTCCCAAAGGTCTCGACCTTAACCATGGCTCACTCTTTATCATACATCCAACCTGCTTTATCGCATTGGAATAGCCCATCCCATTGATCGCTCCAAAAGTCATAGGATTGATCCCAGGCTTCCGTCAGGATCGCGTAATTGAACCGCTTCATGTAATACCCGTATTCCTGAATGCCATGCCGTAAAAGGCGCTCATTGAGGGTATGGACGCTGATCCCTCCGAGCTTGTCCACGGCAATGATATGGTAATTCCTTTGCTTCTCGGGCAACCCTGCCAGCTGTTCCACCTGCCGGATGCCGGTAAGATACAAAACAGCCTGAATGTACAGTTTCCTGTACCATATTTCCCGCTGGACCTTATCCTGGTTGGCGTCCGGCATGCTCTTTATGTCGGCAATATCCTTGTCTCCTAAGAGGTCGATAAAGCCGTGAAAGTTGAAATTGAAATCCTCCCAATCGATCGGGATCTCATGGCGTGGGCAGGCACGCATGATCTTTGAGGATGCCCGGTTGTGAATAACGTTCAGGGCGACGATCTTGGCGTGAGCGTAGTCCTTTGGGGAAACGATCGTCCGGTCACCGGCCTTACCGCAGGCTATGAATTTCCATTCCTTATAGGCTTTCGTCGCCCGTGAGTTTTTCGCCCCGCCCTGTCTGAGTTCCTCGACCTTGTCTGAATCATCGAAGGCAAAATAACGGTCCTCGAATTTGGCAGGCTCCAGGACGAGACAATGGAGCATCCCGCCGTAGATCATCGCCGGAGTGGGTTCCTTGCGCTGAAGTTTGTAATCTGCGAAGTCCTTCGGGCTATCCATGAAGTTGCTCAGCGCCGTATAGGAAAGCCGCATTTCCCCCCGCATGATCTTTTCGATGATGGGGACCATCAGGTTTAACCGGGAAGGCATTGGCTCGACGCCGGGTTTTAGTTCTTCTACCGTTTCCATTATACGGCGAATTTTTTGAGTAAGGAACGACGGTTTAGAACAGCCTCCTTGAAGGAGGGCAGATTGTGGTATTCGGGGTTGCCGTTGATGATCGCTTCCAGGCCCTCGGCATCGGCCTCCGAAATAACGATAGCGAGTTCAACCGGAATCTCCTTTGGGCCTATGTCCTTAAACTTCGCCTCCTGCATAGACTGATAATCCATTTCGACATTGCGATTGAGGTCCTTTCCGAAGATTTTACCGAAGCATTCGCATGCATCCTTGATGGCAAAACTTTTGGCCGCGGGTGCGCCGGTCTGAACGGCTGAGCTTTGCACCTGCGAGAAGTCGGTGGCGCTGGCCCCTTTGTTCGTTCTGATCGGGGCGGCGCCAATACCGTCAGCCCATTCCCATTCCATCGTGATAGGGTTGAGAACGTGAACCCGAACGGTCAGAACAATGGAATTAGCCATGACCTCCGACTTTATGATCTCAGGCTTCCATTTGATGTAAAGGGAGGTCAGGAGGTATTCAATGATCCCGATTGGAATGTATTCTACCGGCACCTTTTCCTTCAGCCCCTGGGCGTTGATAATTTCTTTTGTGGCAGTCGGATGTGGGAAAAGCCATTCCTTCCTCGGTGGGGCGTTCAGTAGCTTATTGAAGTCGTTAAACTTCGAAAGGAGTTCTATTTCCTGCTGTTCGTATAAATCCTGTAATTTGGGAAGCTGAAACTTGCCCTGTTGGGCTGGAAGGTTCGACATTTTTTAATGGCTTTTTGATTGGAGTAATTTACGATAAAATCCGCGTCCGGCCTAGCTTTCAGAAGGCTAAATCTTCAGCTTTTTCTTCCTCAATAGGCTCGGCAGGCGGCAGGGCAGTTTGCATAAGAACCTGCGGAATGATCTTTGAAATATCGATGCCGATCCTCTTTGCCGCATCCATAGTGCTTTCGGCTACCAGTGCGATAATAGCCTGCATCTTATCTGCCGGAATATTGAAGGAAACCTCTTCGCCTCCTTTGTTCTGAAAGGCAATCTTTCCTCTCCATGGTTTTCCGGCAGTATATGGATCGCGATTGATAATGACATGGGCTACATCCCAGCCTTCGAGCTTTGCTTGTTCGGACATAAAAAAAAGATTTATTGTTTTGAATAATTTTCCTCGTAAACCACCCTGCAATAATCCGCGGAGGCTTCCAGTATTGCCCGGTTGATCTCCCTGGCCTCCTTCATGTGGCGCAATAGGAGGGTGATGTCCGATTCATACATTCCCACGCCGGTAGTTTGTAATTTCCAGTAGATGCCGCTGATCGTTATGTCGATCCACTTTCTTTCCGGTTCCTTCATCAACGCATAAGGGGAATCAATGGGCTCACCCAATATCCTTCCTTTCCCGCAGACCTGAAGATCCCCGACCTTCTGGGAGGAAAAGAGGCCCTTACTTTTTTCTAAGGATGTAACGGGGATTTCTATGACAAATTCGATTATCTTTGACCTTGACATTTTTTATGGGTTTTTTGAGTAGACGATCCCCGGTTCACGCCGGGGGTTTTTATTCATATTCAGCTATTGCGATCAATCGTTAATAATTTTGCCACAATGAATGCACTCCATTCGGTTAACGGAACCCCATTTGTAAGAGGCATTTCTATATTCATGATCCGGACAGGCATCTTCTCTTTTTTTCTGCTCGTCCTTAATGATCTCACCTAATTCAGCCTTCGTGACCATGGAAATCTCAGACCATTTGTATTGATATTGCCGGCCATTATGTTCGGTAACAATTGGGTATGAACTGCCATCGCCTTCTTTGATGAATTTGACCTTTTCCCGGTTATCGCCCACCCAAACCCAATCTCCTTCCATAAGGGGAGTTTTGTTCCCTGCCCATTTCTGAACTTTGGCGTTTAGCAATTCTTCGGGCCCTATAGTGATTATTTTCAGTTTGCCGCCCGGCCATTGGTCCGGCTCCGAAAACCAAGCCATTCCGCCTGAGTAGTTAGTCAGTGCCATCGGATGCGGCAATTCGGGGAATGAAAGGACAGCGCCAGAAATGCTTCTATCCGGAAAGCGATTCGAATATTCTCTTAACAATAAATCTCTCATTTGCTTATAAATTTTCTTTTCCTCGGGTCACTATAGATATTCCGCTCGTCGAAGTCCCTTTCCTCTTTACGACTGCTGCTGTGGGCTCCATACCACCAAGCCATAAGAATGCCCCCTATGATCATCCCTCCGAATCCGGAGAGCAAGGTATTAGCAGTGGCGGACATGAGTAGGTGCATGGCGTTAAGGTTTATCGATAACAATAATTACGGTTGCTATGGTTGTCCCGCTTTCTTTGAACTCGCCGCCTTCAATATCAATAATCTCGGCGTTTACGGCATCAAGCCATTCCCGAAATTTCTTCTCTACCTTATTTGAAGAAATTTGCCAGTGCTTCCCGGCAATGGTGACCATCCGACCATCATTTGCTAAGTGCGCATACATTTGATAAATGTGGTCAATGTCCTGATTCTTTGAAAACGGAGGGTTAGCAATGATTTTATCGAATTCGTGTTGATCTTCATCATTGAGAAAATCCATTCCGGCATCTACTGCCATGGAAATTTTCTTCAAGAAAGTCCTGTTAATATCCATGATTTCGTAATAATGGACTGACATTGCAGGATGCTTCCGATGTATGGCTTTAATGATCGCTCCCTGTCCTGCAGAGGGCTCCAAGATACTGTCGGTAGGTTTTATGTCAGCCAATTCTACAAGCCTATCCGCCAAGTGATCAGGAGTAGCAAAAAACTGAAATTCCTTTTTAAGATTTCGTTTTCCCCCATTGGCTATTTGCTCAAGCAATTCCGTCGGGTCCTCATTGAAAACAAAACCAGCCGTTTTGCCCCCTTTCCATTTACCTCCAATCAACTCTAAGGCTTTGGCGACTTCAAGGTATAACTTGCGATCTAACTGCGTTTCCGGAAGTTTGATTATGGTTCCGTGAATCGTGCAGGCTTGTAAAACTTCTTCTTTAGTTTGCATTTTATCAATGGATTTTTTAGCGGTGAATAGGATAGAGAGAAAAAACTGGCGCTGATCAGTAACAATCGCTTGGATCATCATGGTAATATTCATCCGCAGGACCGTTAGCATATTCCACCTCGTCATCCCACAGATCAGCACCAATCCACCGGTTATCGCTACCTTGCTCCCTTAAGCGGATATTGGCACTGACCGCATCCTCTTTTGTCATTTCAAGAGAATCTAAAATTTCAGCCGTTGCGGCGCTCGGGCTATACAAAAAGAAAAATTTCATTGACATTTTTTTACCTTTTGAAAAAATCCGGCGGCCAAACCGCCGGGTGTCCATAACCATTCCTTATCCGAAAAAAGTATCTTGAATAATCTGGCAGGTTGCGAGTTTATACGTCCTGCATGTTGTCTCTCGTTCAAACTTTAAGCCCCTGGGCGCCGTCTCCTACATTTTTGCAGGAGCAGATAGACGCCGACTCACTCAAAGCCGTTTGAGCCGGATTATTTCTAACGTCCCGTGTACTTTGGGAAGCCGCAACGGATGGCCACTCCACGGCGTTATGTTCGCCGCTACAGACTATTCAAGAATATTTTTGTTAATAAACCTTTCAATTCCTCCACCTGCGCCGGCTCAAAAGTCGTTCGTAAGACCTCCGGCCAGTCGGTCAGTAAATCCTTCAGTTCCATCAGTAGGGTAATGAGTTCGTCCTTATTGCCGCCCTGCATGACCACCAAAATTCCCTTTCCTAAAAGCGTCGTCGGCTTGGCTTGGTATAGGATGTAGCAGACCTTTTGCATTTCATCGGTCAGTAGCATGATAAGACCTCCTTTATGGCGACGTATTCCAGAACCAGCCACCGATCAAAAACCACATCCCCAACCTTCCAGTTGTCAATTGTAGCCTCAAGAGGCAGACTGTTTTGGTCAATGATCCGCAGGGCCATCGCATGGTATTCGAGCGCTAAACGCTCATTACGGATGCGGTAGCGCATGACCCGGCCATCCTTGAAAACATGGCAGACCGGGAGGGGGGCCTGAAAGAGGGCGCGGAATTTTTCCATGGCAAGGTCCTGGGGCTGGATTTCGATGTTAGTGTTCATTTGATGTGGATTTTGCGGGAGGGAAAAGGTCCGCCTCCTTTTGTGTATAAAATTGATAGAGAACTTTGAAAATATGGTCAGGGCACCGACCGCGATTGAACGCCCGCGAGAAAATACTCATAGCCACAGGGTCGGTAAGCGGCTTGTCCAAAAGAGCGTTTATTTTTTCGTTATCGCCCCGGCTGCGAAGCCCCTTCCATTTGTTTAAAAGCTCCATCGGTATCTGCATGAAACGTCTTTTGCCGCCAAAGCCCGCTCCGGTTAAGGTAGCGGGCATCCGGCTTAAAACCAAGCGCATTTAGACAGGAATGTGCATGGTCTGAGAGCGAAAAATATTCTTACCCTTCCGGTTCCTGCCGGCCGGGGTCTTTATAACGACTTGCTTCAACATCTTGCCATCGAGAGAACGGCGATTCCATTTCGAGATAGTAACTGTCTTGGTTTCCATTTTGCTTAGTTTTTTGGTGAATTGTTAGGTAAAGATAGGGAATGTTTTGATTTAAACAAGTTATTTTTGATAAAATTAGTTATCATCTGGAAAAATTTGGATAGTCGGCAGAAAATCATTTATTTAGCAGATCAAAGCATTGTAATATCAATGAGGGGTGTTACTTTTGCTGAAACTCATTTCTGAAATAGTTTGAAGCCTTTCAAGGGCGGTGCCTCATTCGCCGACTTTGGAGGGTTTCTTCATTCAGGGAACTTCATGCTTAATAGCTACGTCATTATCGCCAAAAAGACCGTTCAGGTCAGCGAAGATTCATGGGAGCGCCAAAAAATGGTGCTGAATGTTTATCCCGACACGACCTTACAGCAAATTGATCAATGGGTAATCGATAACCGCTTGGACCCAGAAAGCGGGTACCGTATTGTTAAATCTGAAAATGCCCCGTTAAACAAGCGAGACTTCCCGAAGTAACCGTCTATCCCAGCCACCTGTCGGGAATGATCTACAGTCCGGGCGGCGATTATGGGGGCTTAGACGGGCGCCTGGGCACAAAGCCATCGCGAGGGCAATGAAGGAGCGCGAGTACCAGGAAGGGGCTGGAAACCCTTTAAAGCAACCTTTACGGACGCCGTCACCAGCGATGGGCGCCTCTCAAAACGACCGATAACGACCGACGTCATTTGTGTCTTTTTGTGGCCCTGTTTCCTTAGCGAAGTTATGCCGAGGCAAACAGGGTCTCTCTTGCTCCCTCCTCCTCCCTCAATCATTTACGTTCTCCCCTTTTATTCTTAGAGACTTTGAACTACAAAGGGATAGAGACCCTGAATATGTAAGAGGGGAAAAGAAAAGGCCCACATAAAAAGGCAGGCCGACTTCAATAAATGGACGCTGATTAGTAAAGTACAAGGTTAAAGATACGAAAAAAGGACCGCCGGCCGACGATCCTCATTCCTTTCATTGATGGTAGATATGTGCGCTCGGGATGTTAACGGAGTATGAACCCCATGCAGCGGTTCTGTTGCGGCCCTGACAGCAGGATTATCGGGAACTCGCGTATTCGTCCTCCTGCCCGGCTGTACTTAAACTTCGTGCCGCCTTGTCCCATCGAAAGGACTATGAATATCTGCAAAATCCTTTGCATTTATACAAAATATTATTTGCAAAATTTCAAAGGATTATACAAAAAAGGCAATCCCTGGAAAAGGACCGCCTTTACTTAAAATCTATGACAATTGCTATGAGAAGACTATGGAAAAAGGAAAATCGGCATATCGCCCTTCAGATCGGCGGCACAGGTATTTGGGTCATAACTGATCCCGCTGAGTACTTTGGCCGGGTGCTGTATCAGCTGGAAGCCCCTTTCCGGAACCCCGTCGTCATAGTTATACGCCTTCCAGTAATGCTGAAATGGGAGGTCATAAATCTGCTTCGGGGTCAGGCCGGACCCGTATCCCACATATAGCCCCGGAACGAAGTCTGCCGCCTGCACCTGATCGAACCACTGCGTACAGTAGTCTATAACGTCCTGTGCGGGCGTCCCGGAGGCCACCCCTTCGAGATCCAACCAGATGTTCATAAACATGCCGAGTTCTATTTCACCCCCGTATTTGCCCGCGTATTGGCCGTATTCGAGCCCGAGGGCGCCAGAGGGGGTAAAACCAGGGAGTGGGCAGTGCTGGACGGCCGACAATGCGAGACCGGCCGCCAGGATGATATCCCTCTCCGCTTTGGTAAGGCAACCAGGGATCAGCGCCGGCGTCCGGGGAAGGTAGCGGATGGCAAACTCCATTCCCTGGTCGCGGAAGACTTTGGCGCTGGCGGGGGTGAGCGGGGTATTGCAATCGAAGCCGTTACCGGGTTGAGCGGGTTTTACTGTCATGTGGCGGGGGTTGTTGGGGTTGCGGGAGGGGTGGTTGGGGGTGTAGCCGGAGGCGTTGCGGTTCCCTGCTGAGAAGCCAGCCAAGCCGGATCATTTGCATACCACCATTGTTCGATTGTTACCGCTTCTCCGACCGTCAACCCACCAGCCAGATCGGAGGCGAGTAAACCGGTAAATTCGATGTAGAACGCGGCCTGTGTGGCTGCGGGGGCTGTACTGATCAATTTAGCGATGTTGGCGAGGATGGTCGCCGATGTGGCCCCGCTGTTTAGGAATTGCTGGGCGAGCTGCAGCTTCGGAATCAGGCTGTCAAGGGCCGTCCTGACCTTATCCTCCATGGCCTGCCCGGCCTTACCAGCCAAAAGGCCGATCAGATCGGAGGTGTCGGCGTCGATGACGGCTTTTAAGGCGTTCCCCACCGCGGTGACAGCCGGCAGGATCACCGTTTTTAGTTCGTATTCGGCACCATCGAGGATTTTACTGATCTCGTTGCCGATCGCTTTTAAAATGTTGCCTACATTGAAAGACATTTGTTTTGAATTTAATTGGTTAATGAATTGCGTTTAACTTTTCTTGGCCTCATAGGTTAGTTTCCCTGCCGCTCTGGCTTCACCTACGATCCAGGCATAAAACTCATCCCGCTCTTTTTTGGTGGATAGTTTCAAGTCTACCGCCGTCCGCAAATAATCATATTGGCTTAGTGCTGTGTCGAATGCTCCCCTTGTGTATGGCACTTTATTGTTGATCATGTCCAAGAGTTTAAAATAACTCTCCTTTGCTGCCTCTTTCAATTCAGGGATAGATAACCGCCAAACCCCGGAGGCTATATACTTTGCGGAATCTGCCGGGTTAGGGACATTACATCCTTCCTGCGCAGTGGCGGAACTCATAAAAATTGCCGTAATGGCTAAAAACAATAACGATTTCATGGTGATAAATTTTACAGTTAAATCGGCTGAAAATGTGCCCCGCAGGCCCAGCCGATGATAAGACCTACGAGGATGATGGCGACGCAACACCAAATTACAATGGTAACTACTCTTTTATCGTGATCATTTAGCGGCATCGCAAAGGTGATAAAATAAGGACAGCGATCAAAAACAGGGCATATACAGCCATCGCCGTCAATAGGTGGCTGCGGTCCCGGCGGGTCATTTTCCTACAGGGGGCGTTTTGGATTGTGCGGCATCCGTAACAGCAGCCTGCTGTTTAGCCTGCACGATCGCCGGGGATTGCTCATAGGAAAGAGATTTTGTCGGCGGCGCAAATACTCCGGCAATGGCCAGTGCTGCACTGGAAAAAACATATGACCAGGAAATAGCCGTGTGGCCCTGAACATTTGTAAATAGAACGCCTAACACCGGCAATAGCGACCCCAGGATGGTAGCCCACTGACCGCGGAGGTTCTTAGCGAGGAAGCCGATACCGGCAACAAGTGCAGCAAGGGCCAGAACCTTGTAATCCACGGGGCCGGAACTTGTGTATTGCTGGACCGTCATCGCAATGGCCCCTGCAAGCCCAAAGAGTAGGACCTTGTTGGCCATGAGAAATTTTTGCATAAATTATTGTGTTTAGAAGTTAAGAAAATTACTTGTCGCGGTCTTTTTTGTTCTGCAATTCGATAAGGATGTCCGTCAACCGGCTGTTGACTTTATCCAGGTTGTCATTCACCTTATTGAACTGCTGATCGGTTTTGTCATTGCTTTTTTCAAGGGTCAAGATTTCCGATTCGTCCCGTGTGATCCGGTTAGACTGATTGATTAAGGCCGTCAGGCATGATCCGATAAAGATAGCCCCGTAAATGATCAAATGCCAGATTTCAACCTGCTTTTTCATTTCTGTGATTTTGTGAAGATAATAGCTGAAAACGCTACCATAATCAGACCTTCGAGGCCCAGAGCTATCTCGTTTCGTCGGAACCATAACCAATAATTTACGATATCAACTATTGCAACAAAAAACAAGGCCCAAAGTAATAGGATAATCGTATGGGTACGGTACTTCATGATCAGCATCGCCAGGATGACGAAGAAGGCGGACAACCATAGTTCGTTATAGACAAGGTACCATCGCCAATCCTGATCAACCGTCTTATCAAAGATAATCCATTTCACGGGCTTAAATGGGGCATTATTCCAAATCCGATTGACCAAGCAGACAGGCCATGTAAGCCAAAGGAGGATCGCGGCCACCCTGTTCCTCATGGCTGCCCAGGCTGGCCGTTGCCAGGCGGGTTACTCCCGGCATCCTCCGTTTCTACATCCGTTAGATTGTTGGCTGCTATGAATGCTTCGGCATCCGACTGCTGCGACCACCACCACTGCGTATTGGGATTAGCCGAGAACTGGCCATAGCCTTCACTGTCGACGCCCATGAGCATCATCTCGCTTGCCGTGTCTTTTATTAACCAGCCCATAAAATATTGTGTTCAGATCGCTGTCCCCCGGTTTATTTTTTCCACATCAGGTACATAAAAATAAGAGAAATTGCGGTCAGTAACCATGGAATATATTGCAGCAATTGATGGCGCCCATCGGCTTTGATCTGGGCCGCCTCAACTGCGGAGACGCGGCTCATAATGGCCTCGTGCAGCCGATCAAATAATTCCCTTGGTAACGATTGCTTCAGAATTTCCTTTATCCTATCATTTTCATTATTCAATTCCCCCAGACGACGCTCGTATTCCTTTGCCT